TCCCGCGCTGTCGATCGTGTAAAGGCTCGTCGCTGACGCCGCTATGAGTTTCTGGCCGTTGGTGTCGCGGGAGCACGCGCTGACGGCGGCGGCGAAGCCTACGGAGGGGAACGCTTGCGCGAGCCTGACCTGTCCCGGCGTGGATACGTCAACGTTGGAGCCGAGCCAGTAGCGGCCGTCGGTCCCGGTGCGGAAGAACTTTTGTTGTTCGCCGAGCGACCAGTCGCGTTGCCGGTCGTTCAGGAAGAAGTCCTGGGCGTTGTCGCCGTACGCGTTACTGACGTTCGACCGGTCAACGAACGTGGCGGAATGCGAGTAGACCGCCCGGTGGGTACGGAACGGGAGGCTTGGCTCGAGCGAGGCGAGGAGCATGTACCCGTACCCGTTGACGACGACGTCGTAGGTTCCGGGGCAGTCGGCGGCTGTCGCTGCGCCCTGGGCCATTTAGAGCGGCGCCGCGACGTGCTTCGTCAAGGGGGGCATCGCGACTGTGAGGAGTTCACGGTAGAACCGTTGCATCAATGCCTGCCCCGTCGACAGCGAGATCCCCGGCCGGTTCGCCTCCTCCCGCCTATCCGTCGCGCCCGTGTCAGACCGGTCGCGCCCGGATTCGGCCGACATCAGAAGGTGCGCTGCGGCATACAGGATCGGCAGGTTCTGCGCCCTGGGCGGCCACGCCGGGTTCAGCGTCGAAGCGGTCGACGACAGGTGCTCGAACGGGCCAAACCCTGACACGCGAAGCGTCGTCGCGACCGGAGCCGACGACTGCAAATGGATGTAGCGGGTGCCCTCCGGCCCCTGCACGATCCGCCACCGCCGCGTCTCCCGGTACGTGAGCTCGCCCACCTGTAGCGTCTCCACCTTCGTGACTATCGGGATCTGGTACGTCCCCTCCGGGTAGCTACCAGGCAGGTTCGGCACCAAATACTCGTAGGTGTTCGCGACCGTGCTGATGGTGGTGTCGGTGACGGGCTTGTAGATGTACGGCCAGCACGCGTCGATACCCATGTTTAATGCGTCGAGGATCTCCTGCGCGTAAAACGCGGGCCGGACAAGGATCCCCGCCGAGGCCGCGTGCGTCGCTGACGTCGACCCAGCCCACGCCCGAGTCACCGTCAAACTTGTCCCGGTGGATGGTGCGGTGCGGACCATCATCGTTTCGTAGTCGATCTCGATGGGACGGCGGGCCCGGTAGAACGACGTGTCCGCCACAACCACGCTCGTCCCCGTCGAAGCGAGCGACACGGAGAGTGTGTCTTGGTCGGGGATGTCGCGGACGAACCGGCGGACCCGGTCGACCCAGTTAGCAGCAGAGGTCGCCACTACGCCTTCTCACTCACCTTCGACAGAGACGTCTGCCCCCACGTCGGCACCCCGGACGGCTTCCACTCCTTGAACCCTTCCGGTAGCGGCGACACGTAACGCGGGATCACGCGGCCCTTCTCGGCCTGCTCGCGTTCGCTGGCCGCAACCTGGCAGGCGACGAAGTTGAAGTGGGGCTGCCCGCATTTCTTACAGGTGGGTGCCACGTTGCCTCCAAAGGATGGTGGGGGGCCGAAGCCCCCCGGTGTTGGTCTTACGTCTTGTTGCTGATCCACGCGTGGACCTGCGGCTGGCGGAACTCGAGGCCCCACTCGCCGAGGATCCGGCGCTTCTTACCGTCGAGCCAGTCCGAGCCGACGATCGTAAACAACGCCCGGCGCCCGTACGGGCGGGGACGGATGCGGTCCTTACAAAGCAGGAACGCGTCACCGGTGTTCACGCGGTTGTCGACGACGACGTCAACGACGTTCCCCTGTCCGAGCAGGAGCTTGTTGACGATATAGCCGGCACCGGTGTCGGACTCCAGCATCCGACGGTTTGAAGCGTCGATGCTGTTGACGGAGTCGACGAGGTCTGTCCCGACGAGCAGCAGGTCCGGGTACGCGCCCAGGTCGACGATCGACTTGTTGACCGAGTTGAGCGTCGTGAGGGAGAGCGCACCGGCGGTGCTGTTCGTCTGGCCGGAGCTCGAGGAGATCCAGTATTGGAACCCTCCGAGCGACCGGTAGACCGTGTCGGAGCCTGCCGAGACGGGGCGGGAATAGATGAGAGACTTCGTGAAGTTCTTTTTCCATTCCAGCATCCTGTTCGACAGTTGGTGTGCGACCTGGTCCTGCATCGCGGTCGCGGACATCCTCCGTTCGAGCTGCGAACCGGAGATCTGGAGGTCGAACTTGCCCGAGATGATCTGGGTGTAGTTCGTCCGGACGGTCGGGTTGACCGACACGTCTGTCCCGATGTCCGAGAACTCCTGCTCTGCCCGCATGAAGCACACCGTCGCACCCGAAGCGATGGACGCGGTCGATGTTGCGGCGTAGCCGCGGCTCACCGACACGTTGTTCGTCGAGTTGAGCGCCGTGACCTGCATCACTTCTGACGTGGTGGACTTCGCCGACGTCACCGTCACGAGGTCACCGACGTGCGCCACCGTGTTCGTCGACAACGTCAGAGACGTGTCAGACGTACCGGCGGAGACAGTCGTGGTCGTGGTGTCTGCGTTGAGGGTGTCCTCAACCCAGTAGTAGGTGATGTCGTCGAGCGGGTTCGCCAAATCCACGTTCAGGTTGCCGAGAAGGTGGAAGTCGAAGAACAACGCTTCCGAGAGGAAGGGCGAGATGTCGAGGATGTTCGCCTGCGACGCGAGGTCGAAGGTCGAGAAAGCGGATGAAGATGAAAGAGCCATTTGTGTATCACCACCTTTCGTGGCTGGATTTCTTCAAGCCCTCGTCGTGTCGCGTCAACCCTGCTGGTCGGCTATCGCGCGAACCGCTAACTGCGTGCCACGAATCGCCTACAAGGCGGGGTTGGGGCGGTAACGTTTGGAGGGGTAAGCCCGCGCGCCGGACTCGAACCGGCCGAGGATCCTTCGCGGGCTACTGGGTTAGGCGATGGTGATGACGCAGTACGTCGAAGTCACCGACGCGGTAACCGTGAACGATGTCGTCTGCAACGAGTTCGCGTCGACCTGTAGTGCGCGGCCGGCGTCGATGATCGCTGTTTTCAGGTTGTTGGCGTTGTGCTCGTTGAACCCGGTTGCGGGGCCGAGCAGAGCGGAACCGGACTTGAACGCGAGGTTGGTGTCCTCACGGATCTTCGCTCCGGTCGTGGAGTAGGTGAGAGAGGCCATTCTTCACCCCCCTTCTCAGTCGATTCCGGGGTGGAGAACCCAGCCTGCCGGGAGCGGGCTGTCCTGGTCGTTGCCTTCGTCACCGACGCTTCCGACGTTGATGTCGGTGATGTTGTGGTCGGATGAGCCGAGGTAGACGCCGTCCCGGATCGGGTCCGGGTTAGGGTCGCCGCCCGGCTCGCTGGTGTACGGGATGTCGTTGAGTGTGGCCATCTATTCACCCCCTCGTTTCTTGTCCTCGATCGCGAGCATCGTCCGGAAATGGTCGGCCAACGACTTCGCGGTCTTCCGTGAGTCGACGATCGCCGCCTCAGCGTCGCCCGTGATGGCGGCTGCGGCGCCTGGCCCGGTGACTGGTTTCCCGTACGCGATCGCGGCGTCGGATTTCGCTTCGGCGCGGGTCTCGGCGAGGATCTTGTCTCTCGCGGCTTGCAACGCTTTCAGTTGCGGCTCGAGGATCCGGTACGACTTGTTGTGCGACTCCGCCGCGGCCCGCTCAAACGACCGGCGGCTGGTGGCTTCGATCGAGTCGATGTCGGCGAGCGGATACATCTCCTTGTACTTCTGACGCCACTTCGCCGTATTGCTGGCGACCCGCTGGGAACGTTCGTTGTCGAGCGCCTTCTGCGCCTGACGGAGCTGCGCCCGGAGCTTCTGCGTCTCCGGGTCCGCATACTCGTCCGGATCATCCTCGGTCACGGTGACGGAACTCGTGACGGTTTCTTCTTCGTCGTCGTCGAGGTCGAGCTCGTCTAGGTCGACGGGCTGGTAGTCGGGGAGCGCCGGGATCTCCGGTGCTTCGGGTGCTTCCGTTTGTTGCGTGCTCGCCGTCTGCTCCACTGGAGCGGCGAACTTGGGGGCGGCTGCTGCGCCAAGAGCCTCGGTGTAAGGTGCCCGAGCTCCCGGTGCCGGTGCTGGCTCGTCAGGCTCAGGCGCGAGGCCCATCGCTTCGACGAGAACATCGGCTGCCCCACGCCACGCGTCAACCTCGGTCTGAGGCGTCGACATGAGTGTGGTTCCCTTCGTTAGGAGGCTACGTCAACGCCGCCGGAGCGGCCCACAAGACCCGGACTGTTCAGCCCTTGGGGTCCCAGGTTCAGGGACGACGTAGCGAGCGTCCCCGAGAAAATCTTCTGTGCGCGCTGCGCGGCAACCTGCAACCGTTTCTGCACGAGCTGGCCGAGCGGCGTATCGATCCCGGCCTGCTCACGGCCGCCAGCCTTTAACTCGCCCGCGGATAGCTGACCGGTGCCAGCGTCTCCGAAGTTGCCCGCCAAATACTGCCAGTCGTTCGCGTTCGTTTGCGCGATCGCGTCGCCTTGGAACTGGTTCGCGATCAGTTGCGGGTTCGCCCCCGACGCGAGCGCTGCGGCGGCTTCGCTGCCGGTGACGTCGCGGCCCTGGTACTGCCGGTACACCTGATTCAACGCGTTCACGTACTGGCGGTAGCCTGACTCGTCCGTGAATAGGCCTGCCCGGACGCCTTCGGCGAAGCCGGGGTAGGTGGCCTTGTACCAGTCGGAGCCGCGGATCGTGTTGAGCGCGGACTGGTAGAAGACGTCGGGGTTCGACGTCCCGTACTTCTGGCCGAGCGCCTCGATCTGTCCGCGCAAGTCGGCGGGTAGCCCGTAGCTACCGAAGTACACGTCGGCCCAGTCGGTCGGCGGCGCGGCCGGGGCACCGTTCGCGCTGGTGTCAGCGGAAGCGCCTGCGCCGTAGTTGTCCTCGATGCTGCCTGGCCCGAAACCTGCCTGCTGCGCCCCCGTCTGCGACCGCGGCACCGTCGTTGTTACCCCGCCGATCTGGGCGCCGGTCTGCTGCGACCCGTACCCTTGGTAGAGCGCTGGCGGCGGCGGGATCAACGGCTGCGGAGGCTTAGGTTTGAGGGCTGGGGCCATTTAGCACCGTCTGGTTGCCTTGGATGAGGCCCAGCCTGTTCGCTAGACCATAGTAGAGCTGCTGCGCCTCCGCCGACGATTTCCACTGCGGCTGCTTCCGCAGGTACGCGGCGAACGTGTTGGCGTCGTACCCGTTCTTCACCGCCATGTCGATCGTCGGCGCATCAGCCGGCGAGGGTTGCCCGTAGATCTGCCGGTACACGTTCTCGTTCGCAGCGTACGCAGCCTTGTACTCGTTCGACGTGTTGTAGTCGGGGCGTTGCCGGAGGACGTCCTGGAACGCGCCGGAGCCGAGGTTGTTCGCGACCGCGTTCCGGATCGCCGCCTGATCCGGCGTCGAGTTCTGCCCGTACACGGAATGCCAGACCGCGACGTAGCCGGGCGCGTTCTGCTTCCACACCGGCGAGTTCACAAACCCCGGCGTCTGCGCCAAGTCCTGGCGTAGCTGGAACTGCGACTTCCCTGTCGCGATCAGGTGCGCGGCCTGCGTATAGGACGGCCGCTTCCCAGTCCAGGCGAGGTAGTCGTCGCTGATCGACTGGTACTGCGACAAGAACGTCGAGCGGGTGACGGGGATGCCGTACTGTTTGATCGTCCCTTGCGGCGGCGCATCCGAGTTGACGAACTTGAGTTTGCCGCCCTGCACCACAACCCACGGGTCAGTGAGTGCTCTTTTCGCGGTCGCTGACTCGACAGACGCGACCGCCGTGTCCGTCGGCGACTTCGCCGTCGTTGTCGGCACATACGTTTTTGGGACGTCCTGGAAGATCTGCGGGCCACCCTGGTTGTAGCCGCCCTGGCCGCGGTACGCCTGGTCGTAGTTGCCGCCCGCCGCCGACAGCTTTTGCCCGAAATAGTAGGCCGAGTAGCGCAGGTTGAACGCTGGCGTCTTCAAGTCCTGCAACGTCACAGTCGTACCTGGTGCCCACGGGACGGCTTCGCCGACGTGTAGCGGCATGATCTGGCCGAGGCCGATCGCTCCCGCGGACGAGACCTCGTTCGGGTTGCCTTTCGATTCTGTGTTGATGAGCGATGCGAAGTAGAGTGGGTCGATCCCGTAGTTCAGGGCGTTCCGGTAGATCCCTTGCGCCCACTGTTTCAGCGCGGGATGCTTGTTCACGTAGGCGTCGAAGACGGCCCGCTGGCTGGTCCCCGTCTTCGGGGCGGGTGGCGCGATCTTGACTATCGGATTGGGCGCCATCTACCGTCCTTCGCTATGAAGCTTCGTCTGCAAGCCGTCGCCCTCATCATCGGGTTCGGCCTCCTCGCGGTCGCCGCTGTCGCGTTCATGGTCGGCACCTTCTGGGACTAGCCGACAAGCTGGTTCAGGAAGTTCGGGCCGAACGGGGTCAGGTAGTCGCGGAGGTCTTTGTTCTCGGGGAGGTTCAGCCACGGCAAGATCTGTGTCTCCATCGCCTTAGCCCACTCCGCACGGTAGTACGACGACTGCCCGTTCGCTTTGATCCCGTCAGCGACCTGCAACGCAGCTTGCCCGATCACCTGGTCGAACTTCTGTTTGGCGGGCATCTCCTGGTAGAGAGACGTCTTCTCGAACTGGCGGATCCGCGGCTGCGACAACGTGTTCACGTAGTAGCTGTAGCTGCCCCCATACCCCGGCTGCTTGTCCAGGCTCTTCCAGACGGCCGCGAGCTGCTGCTTCGAGATCGACTGGCCTGGGTAGTCCTTCCGGTACTGCACCTTCGCCGCATCAATCGCAGCCAACGCGGCCGACACGTTCGCGGGATGCTTCACACCGAGGAGGTCGAGCTCGTAGTTCGCGAGCGACGTAAACGGCTTAGACGCCAAATAGGCTTCGCGTTCCTGCCGCGTCTTGGGGTCGAGCATCGCCCACGCCATCCGGACCGGGGAAGGGAACTGGATGCCGTTGATCGTCACCGGGTGGTCTTGCTGGTCGCGCCACGCCCGGAACGCCGAATCCGCGGCGCTCCGCTTGTCGGACGGCATGGTCTTGATCGCCGTCACCTTCGCGTCATACGCCGCCCAATACTTGTTCACATGGACGGTCTGGTAGGTGTCGCGGATCTTCCCGAGCGCATCCGTCGGGTACGCCTTGAACACTTCCAGCTTTTGCAGGATCTCCCGTTTGAGGGTCTTGACTTCTTCGGGGGTCTGCACGTTCGCTTTCACGTACTGCGGGTCGCTCAGCAACGTCAGCTCGTTCTGCAAACTCTTTTGTAGCGGCCCGATGATGTCGCCCTGCTGGCCTTGCAGCTTCGGGAACGTCGCCGACAAGAAATGGGCCGGGTCGAACTGCGGGTCTTTGTTGACGAGTTTCCCCCACGGCCCGTACGGGATCGTCGTCCCGTTCGGCACCCCGCCCTTCGTATCCACCCCGGCAGAGTGCGCGTCATCGACCAGCAGCTTGTTCCGGGTGTTCTGCAACGCCACGTTCAACTCGCGCCGCTTCTGCTCAAGCGGGATCGACCACTCGCCGGCCTTCTTCGCCTGCGCGTACAAGTCACGCCGCGCAGAGTGGTACGCGTCGAGAGCGTTCGTCCAACGCTGGTAGAACTCTTTGTCGTGCAGGAACCGCTTCGGATCCTGATAGACGCCGAAGTGATCCGAGAATCCTGGATGGTCGTCGAGGAACTTCGCGCGGGCTTTCGGGTCGATCAGCGCCATGTACTGCGCGAGTAGCTGCTGCTGATCCGTCCTGTCCACGTCAGGGACAACCGGGAGCGGCAGGTTCGCCCGCCAATACTCCTGCCCGAGCTGGTGCAACAACACCGTCTTGACGGCGGTTGACTCGTTCGCGTAGTGGCCGTGCTCTTTCATGTACTCGAGCTGGTACTCGTTCAGAGCACGGGTGATCCGGTCGCCGGTCTGTTTGTCGAGGCCCGCGACCGCGTAGCGGTAGGTCGGCGCCTCCATCCCCATGTGGATCTTCAACAGCTTCGTGCCGAGAAACGTCGCCGTGTCGGAACGGGTGAGGATGTTCCCGGAGGTCCCGGTCGCGCCCTTGATCGCGGCGTCCAACGATCCGCCGGACTTGATGAAGTTGAACACGCCCACAGCGAGCGGCGCCGTCTCGTCGTACTCGCGGCCGGGAACCCAGACCAGCCGCTCCAACGGGATCTGCCACTTCTGTCCGAGCACCGTAAACGGGAGACTTATCCCGCCGTGCTTGTTGAGGGTGTCGTGGAAGTCAGCGACCGCCGCCGCGTACCTGGGGTTCCGGACGAACGTGGACGCAACCCATTTCCAGTACAGCCGATGCTTCGTCGCGAAATAGGAGAGCCAGCGTAGATCCTGTTCGACCTGGAGCCGGTTCGCGAAGTCGAGCATGTGGTACTTGACCGTCTTCTCCGCCACCTGCGACGCCACATCGAACGCCTCCCGGTCAGGGAAGCCTGCGCCTTTCAGGATCGAGTAGTGTTTCGCGAGCACCGTCTCACCGAAGTTGCTGCGCCAGAACTTGTTCGGCCGCATGATCACGTTGCCGACCCACCGGCCCGTCAGATCATCGAACGTGCCCCTGGTTTCGACCTGGCCGTGGTCCACCGGGAAGTCCAACTCGTTCCGTTTGATCCACTCGCCCAACGCTGGGCCTGCGTCGTGGCCAGCGTTCTCACGGAGCACCGCCGTCGCGTCATCGAACGAGAGTCCCTTGGCCTGGAACGCTTCCCCGATGGTCTTGTACCGCTGCTCGATCAGCGCCGCGTAATCCTCCGCCGACAGGTCAGGGTTGTTCTTCCGCAGCGACTTCCACAACCCGCGGAACTCTTTGTCGTGCAAGATCAGTTGGACGAGCGAACCGTCCTGCGAAGCGAGCAGGGCCTTGGAGTCGAGTTGTCTTCGCAGGAACTCGCCTGCGGCGGTCATGTGCGATCTGGAGTCCAGCTTCTCGCCGGTGCGGAACGACTCGGTGGTGATGTTCCAGCCGCCCCGGTTGAGCGCCCAGTTCGCCTCGCCGCCGCGCATCCTGTCCAACAGCGCCCCGTACCGGCGCGCGAGCTCCGGATCTTTCGCGGCCATCCCCGCTAGCTCTTTCTTCGCGGCTCGTACTTCGGGGGTGAGCGCGTCACCGATGCCGCCAACAACCGCGCGCAACCCGTCACCGATCGAGTGCTTCCAGAACAGCGAGAACCCGCCCAGACCGGTGAGAGGGTTGGCGCCGGAGAGGATGATTCGGGCGTGAACCTTCGCCGCCTTGTTCAGCCCGGCGTTCACTTTCTGGGTGAACGTCTCGATGCTCTTTAGCGCGTCCTCGGTTTTCGGCTCCTGGCCGCCGGGGAACTTGAACACCGACGGAGCCTCAGTCTCCACAAGCGCCGTGAACGGGTCGCCCTGTACCTCGGTGCCTTGCCGCCCGTACTTCTCATGGTAGAGCTGCTTGATCTGCTGCTCTACCGACTGGATCCCGCGGATGTTCTCCTTCCCCTGAAATCTCACAAGGTCGGACTCAAGTTTGTTCGCGAGCGCGTAAGTGTCGTCGCCCAGCTTGTGCTTCACCACGAAGTTGAACACGCGCTCCGGCAGGATGTCCTGGAAGTAGCCGAGCCTGCCGCCCTGCGGAGCCGCATGAGCGACAGCCGAACGCAACGTCGCGACGAAGTCACCTGCGCGCGAGTTCAGGGCGCTGTTGCTGCCGCGCGTCTTGGCGTCGAACGCGTCAGCCCACTCACGCAGGCCGTTCTTCTGCGCCGTAAGCCACTGGCCGGCCTTCCCCGGTGTCGGCAGCTTCGCGGTACGCAAGCTGGTTAGCGTCGGCCCTGTCACGGTCGCGACCTTGTCGCCCATCGCGACCTCGGTGCGCCCGGTCGCGTACAGCTCCGCGACATGGTTCGCGAACTGCTCCTGCGACATAAGCCCCTGCTTCACCAACGGCGCCGCCCGAGCCACCAGGGCGCGTGTCCCTTGGCCGCCCTCGAGCCTCGAGGCCGCCCGCCCGATCCCGTCCGAGCCGTACTTGACGAGATCCTGGTACGACCAGCGCGCCGCGGTGTTTAGGTAGGTGGAGTTCTTTGCGACCGCGAGGTCCCCGGCGGCTACGCGTTCCCCGGTGAACGATGCTTTGCGGAGCAGGATGAGATCGCCTGCGGGGTTGAGCAGGCCTTGGTCGAGGTTGGCGAGGAACCCTTTCTCGTTGACGGGGACGAAGCCGCCGCCGAACGCGCGCAACCATGTCGGGTTCGCGTGCAACTGCTCCCGCGCTTTCGACAGTGCTTCGTCGTAGGTGAGGCCTTTCCCGTGCAGCCCGATCATGTACGCGGCGAACGTGTTACCGGCCGCCATATCCGCTTTCACTTGCGACACTGTCCCACCGACTGTGTCCAACGTCAGGCCGGCCGACCGCGTGAGGCCGTGCAAGCCGATGTTGAGCGGGTTGCTCGACGAGCCTTTCAGGTAGCCGGGGAGCGACGCGAGGTCCTGCCAGAAGCCGCCGTGCCCGAACAGCGGGAGCGGCATCGCCTGCATGAACTGGCCCCACAACCCGTGCGATGTCGCGGCCTGCTTCGCGTGCCACGCCTTGATGTACGCCCCAGTGTTAGTACCGAACCCGGATGCTTGGGCGTCGAAAGCGACTTGTTTCGCGAAGTAGTCCTTCGACCTTGTCCAGTTGGAGAGTGCTTTGACCCAGGTGTCGTTGATCGTCCCCGTCACCGGCAGGCTAGTGCCCATCTCCTTGTTCAACTCCTGCTGCGCCTGGCTGATGGTTAACACCGCGCGCCGCGCCTGCTGCGTGTCCTGCGTCGTCACCCCCGTGTACTGCGACAAAGGGTCGATCGCCGCCAGCTTCGCGTTCGACGTCGGAGTCGGGACAGGCGAGTTGAGGAAGCTGATGGCGTGGTAGAACGCGTTAGCGTCCGCGATCGGCAAAGATCCCGCCGCCACCATCGGGTACTTCTTCTCGTACTCAGCCGCCGTCAACTGGGCCGGCGCTTTAGGAGCCTGCGGCGGCTGGGGTGCGGCTAGTTCGGGGTGGAGTAGGTGGAGGAGCGGGTTGTCCGGCTGGACGATCCCGTCGGGGCGGGTGATGAAGTAGTCGTACGGGTTCGCCGCCTTATGCGCCGCGAGCACGCTCTTGGCTTGGGCTTGCGCGTTCGATGTGACGCTGAAAAGGGCCGGGTACTGGGCCGGGTCAGCGTTCCGTGTGACGGAGAGGACGAGGGCGGGGGACGGGTCGTAGCCGAGGCCGTGACGGTGCGAGTCAACGACGGCCTGCACGCGGTCGTTGAAGTCGTGGATGTCCCCGGAGAACCCGTTGGCTTGGAGGACGGGGACTGGCTTCGAGCGCGGGCGGGCGACAGGCGGGGCGGTTGGGAGGGCTACGCCAGGATCGACAGGCATTTACCCTCCGGTTGTTGCGGTCTGCCAGATCTGCGCGAAGTTCGCGGCCTCCGGCGGCGCGGCCGGGTCCGCGGCGATCCGCTGCCACGTCTCAGCGAACAGGCGTGGGTTCGGGCCGTCGGCGGGGATGGTGCCGGGGTCGTACGCTTGCGGCTGCGCCAGCCCCGGCCCGACCGGTGGCGGCGTCTGGGCGGGTAGGACTGCCGCCCCGCTCCCCTGGGGGGGCGCGGCCGAGGGCGGGCTCGACGCGCCAGGGGCGGCAGACTGCGAAAGATTCGTGACGAACTGCTGAAAGCTTTTCGCGGACCCCGCCAACGGTGCGCCCTTGTTCGCGAACCCGATCTCCGTCCACCCCGAAAGGTTCCCCGCGTTCCCCAGGCCGTGCGTCAACAAGGTCGCGACCGAGTCGCCCGCGCCGACGATCTCGCCTACATGGACGACAGGCTGGGCGTGGCCGACGTAGATCTGGCGGCCTTTCATCGGTCCGTCAAGGAGGGTGTAGTAGACGGCTTTCCCGAACCCGCCCGGATCGGATTTGACAGCATCGACTCGGGCACGGCCGATCGCGACGACGGGGTCGCCGGGTTTGCCTTGGTAGTCGATGCCCTGGTCGAGCCTGCGTACCGCCCCCTGGACGGGAGCTACGTAGCTACTGGGCTGCGCCATTGGCTGCCTGCGCCGCGAGCTGCTGCACCAGCGGCGAAGCGCCCGGCACGCGGGCGACCTGCTGCCAGAACGCCGCCACCGCGGCCGTACCGGTCACCTGGGATGGTGCGCCGGGTGCGACGCCCGGCTGCACAGGGGCAGGCTGCGGTTGTTTCCCTGCGGACCGTTTCGCACGCCTGGGGGCGTCGATGACGGACGCTGCGGCTGCGCCGCCGGCGAGCGGGGCGGCCTGCTTGTTCGCACCGGTCTGGAGTCCTTCCCCGTAGGCGGGTTCGGGGGCGAAATGGTCGAAACTGTTGACGCCTGCCGGGTTGTTGACCTGGCCCGGGTTCGGCATCTACTGGTAGCCGATGGTGACGTCAGCGTTCGCGACACTGATCGCGGCGAAGATCCCGTTCGGGCACCGGATCCCGTACCAGAAAGACCCCTGGTTCGTGCAAGCGATCGTCGCGACACAGTTCGACGCGGTCGCCGAAGTGGTGTCGTTATAGATTTTCAGGATCGCGCCGGAACCACCGGTGTTGACATTCACCGACCAGAGGACGGCACCGCCGTTGGCGGTCGCGATCGACGCCGTCGTAGACGTCGTCATGTTCACTCCATTCAAATGCACTTCTTCATCCTCCTAGTCCGAGCAGATGGAAGAACGCTGCCGCCCCGCCACCGGAACCAGCGCCGGTGGAGGCGGCGGCGATGTCGGGGCCGAGCACGTTCGACGGGGTAGCGGAACTCGTGCCGCCGTCGTTGGTCGCTGTCACGTTGCAGCGCAAGTAGTCGTTCAGTTCCCCGGCCGCGATCAGATAGCTCGAGCTGGTAGCAGAAGCGATGTTCGCCCACCCCGTCGAACCGTCTGCGGAGTCCTGCCACTGGTACGCGTAACTCGACGGCGTGCTCGTCCACGTCCCCGTCGTGCAGGAGACCGACCGCCCGACCTGCGCTGTCCCCGAAGCGACCGGGGCAACCGAGTTGGTGGGGATTGCAAGCGTAACGATCGCTGACGCGTTCGAGTTAGCCGACGGCGTCGCCGCATTCGTGTTATGGGCAGTGACGACACAGCGGACGTGGCAGGTGTCGTCCGCCGTGACAAGCGCGTAGGTGGACGCGGTCGCGGCACCGATGTTTCCGTACGAGCTGTTCCCCGCGACGTCGCGTTGCCACTGGTAGCTGTAGGTCGGGTTCGACCCGGCCATGTTCGCCCACGTCCCCGTCGTGCAAGACAACGTCTGGCCGACAGTCGTGGTCCCCGACTCGGCTGGGGCAACCGAGTTTGTCGCGGCGGGCTCGATGATGAGGCCGACCGCGGACGCGGCCACGCTCGTCGCGAAGCTCTCGTCGGTGTCCGTGACAACCGACCGGACGTGGCAGCCGTCGTCGGCGTCCACTAGCGCATAGGTGGACGCGGTGGCGCCACCGATGTTCGAGAAGACGCTGTTACCGGCTACGTCACGCTGCCACTTATACGTATAGACGGGGAAAAGGTCGTCGGTCCACGTACCGTTCGTCGTCGTCAACGTCTGGCCGACACTGATCGTCCCCGACACGACCGGGAGAACAGTGTTGACGGGGACGACGGCCTGGAGTGGGCCTACTTCAAGGAATGCTGGGGCCGGCACTTACGCGGCCCAGAGCTCGAAGATGAACGCTCCGTCCGCGTTCGCGCCGGAGTTGTTGTCGGCGCCGCCGTACCGGATCGGCGTGGTAGAACCACCCACGACTTGTACTGCGTACGCGGCGTCGTAGGTGTGTGAGCCGCCGCTGACGCCGGTGATGACCCCGGACGCTTCCCACGGGACCGCGGACGAGGCGGCGAACGTGTCGGTCTGCGCCTGGATCGGCGCCTGCCTCGCGACGACAGTGGACGATTCGAGGATGCCGAGGAGGATCTGTCCGGCGGTTGTCGTCCCGCGGGTTTGGCAGCGGATCCGCCACATGACGTTGCCTGACGCGGGGGCGGTGAACGTGAGCCGCAGGTTCGTCGTGTCCACGGCGGTCATCGCCAAGAGCGACGTGGTAGCCTTCGTTACTGCCCCGGCAGGGTCGTAGGCGGCGCCCCCGAGAAGGTTTGGGCAGTTCCATACCTCGAACACTGCGCCGCCCCACGCGTCGTTCCCGGCGGTATCGTTTGCGCCGCCGTACACGACGTTCGTGGACGCGATCACGACCTGTACCGCGTAGGCGGCGTCCCACGTGTAGCTGTTGCCGGGGGTGAGGCCGGTTACGGGGCCGGAGACTTCCTGGGTGAGCGCCGTCGTCGCCAACGACTGCGCCCGGTTCCCCATCGGGGAGCCGCGGAACCGGATCGTCGCGCCGTCGAGGACGCCGAGGAGGAGATGCGGGAACGTTGTCGCACCAGCGACAGGGACGCGCACCCGGACCCACACGATCCCTGACGCCGGTGCGGTGAACGTGACCCGCAGGTTTGTCGTGTCGAACGCCGTCATCGCCAATAGCGACGCCGTCGACTTCGTGACCGAGGTTGCGGGGTCGTAGAGTTTGCCTGCGAGGAGAGCCAAGGCGAGACCTTTCGTTCGTTAGGGCTTGCTGCGGGAGAACACGGCGCCGGGGCCGTCAGCGATGACCTGGCCCTCCGCGCTCGCCTCGACCGGGTCAGCCGGGAGCTGGAAGTAGTGGTACGGCCGCTGCCTCGCCTGCGGAAACTTCGGCTGGTAGCCGTTGTCGGTGATCGGCCCCGGCAGCAGGTTCAGCGTCAACACCGGCGTAAGAGCGGGGGTGCCGCGTACGTCGAGCTTCGCCGCGTTCAACGTCGGCGAATACGTCTGGAACCCCGGCGTATAAACCGGAAGCGACGTGTTCGCGCAAACATCGACCTTGCCCGCGTTCAGCGACGGCGCATACGACGGGCTTATCAGCCCGACCTGGTTCGAGTTCGCCGACGTCGCGCCGATGCCGTCGGTGTCGGTGACGACGCACCGCACCTTGTTCCCGAGATCCGCGCCAACCGTCGTATAGGTGCTGGCGGTGGCCGACGAGATGTTGGTGAAGGAGCCGTTACCGGCGGTGTCGCGCTGCCACTGGTACGTCTTGACGCCGGAACCGTCGTCCGTCCACGTGCCCGCCGTAGACGTGAGGACCTGTCCTTGCCAGGTGTTGCCTGATACGACCGGGGCGCCGGTGTTAGCCGGCGGTGACGCGCCGGAGTCGGTGTACTTGAACGTCGCGATCAGGCCGCCAGCGGTCTCGGTGGTCCCGAGCGTCGCGGTAGCCGACTGCGTCCCTGTGGAGGAGACGAACTTGTGGACCGTCGACATCGATATGGACCCGGTCGATGTCGTCTGCTGCGTGGTAGCGGTCTGCGTCCACCCGCCGGGGGCGGTGAATGTTGGCGCGTTCGCGTACAGGAACGACGCGAACAGAACCTCGACCGCCTGCGTCGTAGCGGCGGTAGTACCTGTGACGGGATTGGTAGTGGTGGTCTGGTTCGCGGACGAGGCGGTCTTGTCGAGCGATATCGTGTTCGACCCGGCGAGCTTCTTGACGATGATCGCCTTATGCGAACTGCCGCCCGTCGTGAACTTCACTTTCGACACGCCCGCGGTCATCGCGGTAGCGCAGACGACGTACCAGAGGCCGTGCCGGTGCGCCGAGTTCTCCGACGCCTGCGCGGCGAGCGTGTACGTGTGCGTCCCGAACGTTGTCCCGTCAGCCGAGTCGGTAATGGAGCCGTTCGAGAGGGCGTCGGTTGTGTCGCCTTCGGCTTCGACAACGATCAGGTCGCCTACAGCGATCGAGCTGGTAAGCGTCAACGTGTAGGTGGTTCCTGCCGCGCCGGGGTTGACTCCGGCGGCTACCTCGATGACGTTCGCCGACAACAGCCTCTCCTAACGGTGGGTTGCGCGAGAGGCCGCAGCCGCGGCATAATCCCGGGACGTGGCTAGCTCAGATCTCTCTGCCTCTCAGAAAGCAGTCATCGACGCGCTCGGGGCCGTGTACGGGCCGCTTATCGAGGTCCGGCGGCGGAAGCGGCGCGGGCTTATCGCTGGTCTGCTCCGGCGTCTGCGGTAGCCGCGTACGCGTTACCGTCATAGTCGGTCGACGGGCACCCGTTACCGATCGTCAGCGACGCGCACGGCACGAAATTGTCGGCGGTCCCCGCACCGCCGGTCTTGTGCATGTCGAGGCCGACCGCTGGCGCGGCCGAGTTGTTCACCCAGGCTGGGGTGTTCCCGGTCGTGTCGGTCGCGTCACACGTCACTCCGGACGTCCACACGTTGTACTGGAAGTGGATCGTCAGGTTCGTCGGCGGAGACGCGAAACAGTTCGTAGCCGTCAGACCGCCGCCGGCGGCTTTCGACTGGAAGAACTTAGACTGGTAGTTGCCGTAGATGTTGAGGACAGTCCCGGCCTGGAAGCCGCCGTCCTGCAACGTCATGTTCAACACCGCGCCCTCGTTGAAACCGACGTTGACCGTCCCGGCCCAGACGGCGTTACCGGAGCCGAGGCCGTTGAGGCTGATGAAGCCGTTGCACTGGTTCGCGATCTGCGTCCCCGTGTTCCCGATGATGTTGATGTTCTTGTTCACCGGGGCCACCCCGGACGTCTCGATGAAGACGTCCTGGCACTGGTCGCCGAGGAACTGGTTGTTCGTGATGTCGACGTTCTGGACGCCCCACATATGGATCGAGTCCATATGGCAGGTCGACGCGTTCGTGCAACGAGTCGACGGTGACGAACCCCATCCCGAAGAAGGCCAGTAGGCGTCGTTGTTGAGGATGTACTGGAAGGTGTTGTTCGAGACCGTGATGAAGCACGCCTCGTTCACGCATGAGTTGCCGTCGCCGCTACCGGGCTTCCCGATCCGGAGTCCTTCCGGGCTCGAGTTCAGGAACAGGCCGCAGCAGGTCGGCCCCCATATGTTGCCGGTGAGCGTGATGTGCTGCGCGGCGTGGAAAAGGACGATCGCGGTCCCGTTCGAGATCGCGTTCACGTTGATGTCGTTCCCCTGGAACGTCAGGTTCGTGGCCGGGTTCGTGGTTGATCCGTCGTCGGCTATCGCGCAGCACGCGCCGCCGGTGCCCGCGTTGATGTGGAAGTCTTTGAACGTGAGGAAGTCAGCGCCGGGGACTTTCAGCGACGCCGACGTTGTCGTCGACTGGATGGTGGCGCACAACGGCGTTTCGGCCTGGATCGTGGTTGTCCCAGCCTTTGACGCGGTCACGGTCTGCGAGTCGTAGGTTCCGCAGTGGACACGGACCAGGTCGCCCGACGACGACGCGGCAGTAAGCGCCCCGGCGATGGTGGTGCAAACGTCACCGGCGGTGAGCGCAGCCGAATACGAGATGAGGCTTCCGGAATGTCCGCATGATCCGGCGCCTGCTGCTGATACCCATTCGTTGCCGGTCGGTGAGCCGCCGCCGCCGCCACCGTTGGACACTGTCACCGTACGGGTGTCGATCGAGGATAGGTTCCCGGCCGTGTCGACGGATTGCGCCGTGATGGTGTGCGTCCCGTCGGTGGTGGCGGTCGAGTCCCACGAGACCGAGTACGGGTTCGACGAGTCTGTGCCGATGGTTGTTACGCCGTCGAGTTTGAACGTGACGGACGCGACGGAGACGTTGTCGGTCGCGGTCGCGGACACCGTGACGGCGGCGCCGCTGACGGTCGCGTTGTTGGCTGGCGCGGTGAGCGCGACAGTGGGGGGTGTGACGTCGCCGTAGACGGGGGTGGCGCACGCGCAAATGTGGGGTGCCCGGATGATCCCTATGGTCCCGGTCGCGGCGACAACGATGGTGACGGCGACTGCTTTCTTCTTGTGTTTCCGCAGCCACGCTTTCGTGCGTGCGCCAAGCGTTTTCGCGGGCTCGATCGGCAGCGTCACTAGATGCCGCCGGGGTTCTCGAAGAAGTAGTTGACGGACGGGATCTGGAGGTTCGCGTCCACGACCGACATGTCGTATGGGCCGCCGATCAAGTCCCAGAAGTAGAGGGCGAAACCACCCGACGCCGCGGACGCGATCCCGACCGCGGACGCCGTCGTATGCCAGTCGACGGCGTTAGCGGGGTTCAGCGTGTACGACGGCACCGACTGGATCCCGTTCGCGTCCGCGGAAAGGACGAGACTGGTGCGCGCGTACGCGGTCCCGTTCTCCTCGTTCGCCGCGAGCCCGGCCAGAGTGGATGACGATGTGATCGTTCCGGCCGCGCACGTTTTTCCGAACAGCAGGAACCCGTAGACGGTCGCGCCGTCCATCGCATGCGCTTTCGCGTAATGGAGCCCCTCGGTGGGGGCGAGCTCTGTCGCCAAACTGGGACCTCGCTTAGAAAGGAGTTACTGCTGGAAGACGCCGGCCAAAGCCTCTGGCGTCTGCTTCTCGGCGCCGCCCGGCTGTGCCGGGGCGCCAGGTGTGACGTCGATGAACCGTTCCTTCGGCTCACCGACTGTCGAGTGGAACACAAGCCGTCCCGCGTACTGCGGCAACCCTTGCGAGAGCGTCTGCCTGTCAGCGGCCACGGTGAGGAACACTTCGATGTCGCCGCTGGTCTGGCCGCGCACAACGATCTCCCCGGCCAGGTAGACCTTGCCTTGGATGCCTTGGACGGCCTGGAACGCCGAGATGGCTTCGGCTACCGAGACGGGTTGCGGGCCGCCTTGTGGACCTGGCGCCTGTTGTGGTGTAGCCTGCGGCGTTGGCGCTCCTTGCGGCCCCGGTGGCGGCCCGCCAGGGCCGGGGGGAGCACCGGTAGGCGGAGTGCCCGCCTGTGCGCCTGGCCCGGCGGCGAGGAGCGGGTGCGGCGGCCCGGCCGGGCCGGGCGTAGCCGCTGCAAGATACGCGTTCACCTGCTGCTCGATGTTCTGCTCGTTCTCGGGTGTCGGCTCCGCCTGTAGCTGCTGGATCAGCATCCCGACGATGCCGTCATCCAACGCTTCCGCGACGATCTCCTCCACCATCGCGTCGTTGTCGGACACGCCGACCTGCTCACGGACGTAGCTCTTCGAGAACAGGCCCGCACCCAAGCCTTGCAACCCCATGATGAGTTTGTCGTGCTCGTTCATGTACGGTGAGAACACGACCTCGTTCCGTGTCGACCCGACAATCTTGCTGCCGGTGATCGTCATTGAGAACTCGGAGCCGCGGATGTCCGCCATCGAACGCGGGTACATGCCGTACAAGTAGATTTTGTCTTTCGCGAACTGTCGCCTGAGGATCGTTAGTGCTTTGTCGTTCCAGTTCGAGAGCGCGGAACCGATCCCGGCGCCCTGCACCATGTCGACCAGCGATCCGGTTCCTGCGCCCTGGAGTTCGTTGATCGCTTTCCCGGTGATGATGGAAGCGTTGAACTGGCCGAAGTTCACGTCGGGCATCGACGTGTCCTGCTTGATCGACCGCTCGTTCTCGTGCAGAACCTCCATCCCCGCGTTCAACGCGACGGCGGGAGGCTCCAAAAAGTAGGCGCGTCCGCCAGGGTTCACGCCGATGACGGCGCCGGCGCCGGTGTCGATCTCCTCCGGGAACTTCATCGGGTCCTCGAGGATCAACCGCGGAAACACGTTCTCCAACATCGCCTGCATCACGAGCGAGTAGACGGCGTTCCCGGCTTCGACGAGGTTGACGGACTGCTCGACCGCACCGTGGTTCCAAGCTGAGTCGGGGACGTTGATGAACGGGACTTGCTCGAAGAGGTTGAAGCCGAGGTTGTGTTCGATCCCGTTGACGCGTTGCCCGTTGATGAACCGTGAGAACTCGGTGTCGGACGAGTATTCGACGATCTCGACGTACTTGTCCGACTCGCTGCTTTTACGCGCCGACCAGATCGGGAGCGAGCCGCGGCCCGCTGTGGGTGTCGGTGTCCAGTCGGGGAACGCGCGCTTCGCCCTCGCGGTCGGCCATTTCCACGCGAAAATGTAGGCGTCGGGTCTGTCCGAGACGCCCATCACCGGGAACGCGTACTCCGGCGAACGAACCAGCGGGGTGACGAGGTTCCGGTCGAAGTCGGGCCACGCGCCAAGGAAGCAGTCGCCCATCAACGGTAGATACCAGGCGACCCTGTTCAACACTTTCGACATCTCGCCTTGCCACCACAGCCCGTACAGGACGCGCTCTTTCAACGTCGCCTGCGCGCGTCCGCGCCGGCTGTCGGGCTGATCGACGAACGTGCGGATCATCGGGAGCTGCGACATGAACGTCTGGTATTTCACGCACACGTCGAACAGCAGGTTCCGGACGAGTTTTAGGTCGGGGCCGACATCCGACCGTTTCGCCGTCGCGTCCCGGAACAACGACGCGATCCCGTGCGTCTGCGAGTCGATGTCTTTCCAGTAGCGGCCATGCCAGAACTCGCGGAGCTTGTGGTGAGCCTGGTGGCGGAGCGCGTACTCCTGCTCCAGCTCTTTCTTTAGCGGCTCGAGGTCGTCGAAGTTGATCGCCAAACGGTGCTCCTAGCTGTAAGCGGGGTTACGGACGACGTGTTTGCCGCCGAACGCGCGTTGCAACCTCGGCGTCTTCGACAACCGGTTGAAACTCCCGAGCCGATTCTGGCCTTCCTGCGCGCACCGCCACGCGAACCAGAACGCCATCACCGTGTCCGTCGTCCGGCCCGGATACTGGATCAGTTCGTCAACCAGCACCGTCATCTTCCGCTGAGATTCGGGGTTGCCCCACGGGATGTGGACTTTCCCGTTCTCGAACCACGGCGCCATCGCCTGCACACCCGACTCCGGGTCAGGCTTGTTCATCCGGGACGTGTAGTGCGGTCCGATATTGAGGCTGATTCCGAGTTCGTCCTGCTTCAACTTGATCGCGTCAAGCAAACCGGCCTGGTACGAGTTCGCTTCAACCTTCGAGTACCACGGCATGTACTGCTGGTGCTTCGCAATAATCATGTCGACCTGTTGCGGCTGCGTCATCTGGTCGCGTTCGAGGTCGACGACCCAGTAGCAGCCTTCCGGATGCTTCGCGCACGACCCTCTAGCTAGCGTGATGTGTGCGCAAAACTTGGCGCTACGACTGAGCTTGCCGATGGCGGGGTCGAAGCCGCAGTACAGCTTCCAGTTGTCCTGCCAGTCGCCGACGTTGTACGTCGGGTCGATGCAGCCGGGGTAGCGGATCTTGCCGATGTAGCCGCCGCGGACGTACTCGTCTTTGAACACCATCCGTGACGCGTCAACGGCGACGTTCTGGAACCGTTTGAGGAAGTCGAGGGTTCCCTGTGACGCTTTCATTTCCATGAGCCACCGCCACGGCCGCTGCTCCGGCCACAACACTTCGTGCTTCTCCCAGTCCGTGACGGCGCGGTACGTGTTGCCGCGCCACAACGGCTCACCCGAGTCGGGAAGGACCTGGTCGCGTAACTCGTGGTAGAGGTCGTCGGGGTGGAACATCGTCCCGACAACGGTGAGCTGGCCATTCGCGCCTTCGGCCATCGTTTTCGGCCCCTGCATGAACCACTGCTTCAACTTCGCCCGCTGCTCGGGGGTCTCCGACGTTTTGTCGGTGACGACGTCGTCGCAGATCGTCCAGTCGGTCCGGTAGCCGAGCGTGCCGCGCGAACCAGCGCCGAAGCTCGCGAACGTGTTGGATTTACCGGCGCGGGTTCGTTTGATGACATCGAAGCGGCCGAGCGCCCACGCTTTCGTGGTGTCACCATCGGGTTTGAACGGCCCGAAGTCGCGGATCAGCGCTTCGTTCTGGGAGAGCTCGTTCTGGATCGAACGGGTGATCGCTTTCGCGTCGTCATCGTTTTTCGCGATCAGCGCGATCCGGATGTTCGGGTCCCGGCAGATCGCCCAGATCGGAAGAAGCTCCGACACGATCGTGGTTTTGCCGTGCCCTGCCGGGAAGAACTCAAGGCCCAAACGTTCCTGCGTCGCGACACGGATCAGGTCGAGATGGAACTCCTCGAGCTTCCGGATCCTGTCCGGGAAATAGGTGACGAGGAATAGGGCTGGGTCGTCTAGGACCTGGCGTAGCCGGTCATCCATGCGTTTTCGCGTGGTGCGCCTGCGCGAGAAGGTTGTTGCGCCACCGCTGCGACACCAACGCGACGTTGAAGGGGTGCCGTTCGCGGCCGCACGCGTCGCACGCGGCGAGCTTCTTGTCGTAGAAGTTCCCGCACTGGCACCGCCGCGTGGTCACGTCTAGCCTCCGCGCCGGACGCGCGCGAGCGGCTTATGGTTCGTAAGCGCGGCGACGATGGCGGCGGCGTACGCGGTGTAGATGCCGTTCGTGAGCGACCGGTTGAAAGCCGGTGGGATCGGCGTCGCAGGTGCAGCCAATGTTGTCTCCTAAAGGTTGTCGCGTGCTTCGACTGTTGCGGCGAGTTCGAGCTCGAGCCGCTGAACTTCGGCGTCTAACAAGCCCCGCGCGTGCGCGGCAGGCAAAGCCTTCACGCGTTGCAGCAGCGGGACACTGTCGGCGAGGGCTTTCTCCTCGTCCTTCTCCTGCTTGCGCCGTTCGGCGGCTTTGTTTGCTTCGGTGACGAACTTGATGAGGACGTGCGAGGGGACATCAGAGGGGTCGTCGCGGAGCCGGAGGCCCATCTCTCCTACCGCCATGTCGATGACGTCATCGACTGTCCCGTCAAACGGTTCGATGCTTACGTCGCCCGCGTTGAGTTTCGCGATGACTTCGTTCGGGTTGACGCGTAACAGGTCTTTGGCGGCATCTTGTCTCATGCCGCACGTTCCATAATCCGTTGGGACGCGTCCGCTTGTCGCTCCATGTTCACGCGCGAGTCGGTCTGGTCGTGGTCGTGGTAGAGGTAGAGGATCTCCGTCAGCCGTTTCGGTTCGACGTGTTCGGCCATGCGGAGGTAGAGGTCGTAGTCGGCGGCGCCGTCGAAGGTGGGGTCGAAACCCCCTATGTGGTCGGTGAGGGATTTGCGCCAGTAGACGGCGCCGCCGAGGTAGTAGCCACGCCTGAGCCGGTACAGCTCGAACTCGTCGCCCAAAATCAGGACCGGGTAGCCGTCCCGGATGAACAGTGTGCGCCCGTACAGCCAGTCCGCGTCGCCGATGTTGTCCGCGACGGTTTCGAGCGCCCACCACGTCAGCCGGTCATCGTCCGATAGCGGATGTACGACGTCACCGGTTGCGAGATCGAGCGCTGCTTGGAAGTCTTGGGCGGGGCCGCGACATTCGCCGCGTACATACCGGATGCGCGGGTCGTCGGGGACGGTGGCGGGTGTGTCGCCGACGTCGTAGACGATCTGCTCCCAATCCTCGTACGACTGCGCGAGGGCGGAGGCGATGGTTCGTTGGAGGGTTTCAGGCCGGTCCTTGGTTGGCGTAAGCAGACTGAACTTCACGGGCTACCTCCGCCTCGAGCCTTAGCCTGCGTGCCGCCGGGATCCGGGCTATACCGATCGTCTCGTCGAGACTGGAGAGCTGTTTGGTCGCGCCGGCGCGTGCTAGCTGTAGCGCGGATGCGGCGGATGCTTCGCAGACGCGGTCGATCGCGTCGCGGAACCGGGTTGATGCGTACCAGTCGCGGTGGGCGACGATGTCGCGGTCGATGTAGGCGTCGCCTTTACGCGTCCATTCGTCGCCGCTGTCTTTGGGGCGTTTCCCGGTCCGCCAGTTCCAGTGCTCGACGAGGACGTCGGGGAGGTACTGGTGGAGTCCGAGCGGGCGGGCGATGTCGAGCCACGCGAGGTCGATCCCGGCCTGCCTACATTCCGGGGGGATGCTCCATGCTTCGACGGCGCGGACGAGTTCGCCGCCCCAGCAGAGTCCGGAGCTCATGTTGTTGCCTTCGATGAGTTGTTGGAGTTCGCCGGTGTTGCTGAACCAGCCGTCGGCGCAGTAGGAGAGCCGCCAATCCCCGGTCGCCCGTTCGACGATCTTGTCCCATCCGTGTGTGCGGGGGTAGGTGTCGTCGGCGAGCCACCCGTACTGCGACGCGTCCGGGTACTCGCCGTAGCACCACTGGAGCGACGCCTGCAACGATCCCCATTCGGGCTCGTAGTGGATCCGCCAGTTCGCGGGCAAACGGATGTCGCGGTACTGGTCGACGGTTTCGTCTACATAGACGACGCCTTGGGAGGTCATCCCGGTTTCCGCACATGCGTCGAGGACTGCTTGGCAGGCGTCTGGCCTCCCCCTTGTCGAGAGAAGCCAGACTGCGGACACTACGCGGCGGTCGTGGTGGCGCTGTCCGCCTCGGACGGTGCCGCTTCCGGCGCAGGCGCGGGGTCAGCGGCAGGTGCAGGATCGGCCGCTGGTGCGGGATCCGGCGCGGGGGTTTCTGCGTCTGCTTCGGCGTTCAAGTCGTCGGCGACGGCTTGGAAGTCGCGGGCGAGGATACGTGCTGCGGGCTCACTCATAGTTTTTCTCCTTTAGGCTGCGATGGACGCTGGGGCGGCGGCGTTTAAGAGGTCGTGCCAGAACGTGCGGTCCCACGGCTTGCCGGGGTCGGGGGTGTAGCCGATCCTGTCGTGGACCCAGTCGCGTAGCGGGCCTTGCGCCCACTTGTTCAACGGGATCGGAAACCCCATGTTGTCGGTACGGTCGATGATCCTGTCCGGGACGACGCCGCGTACTGCTTCGCGTAGCAGCCGTTTCGCGACACGGTCGCGTGCGGGGAGGCCGAGGACGTAGTCGACGATGCGGTTGTCGGTGAACGGTGCGCGGGCTTCGACGTTGTGGGCGGCCATGCATTGGTCGTCTACGGCGAGGAGGTCGGGGAGCCGGTCGTAGTCGTAGGCGAGGGCGTCCTCGAGCGTGGTGGGGTAGCCGGCCGGGGTGTTGGCGGTCGGGTAGTTGTCCGGTAGCTTCTCGCCCGCGACTGCGAGTAGGCGGGGGTAGCCGCCGAACAACTCGTCCGACCCTTCGCCCGAAAGGGCGACCTTGATGCCGCATTCGGCCAAATGTTTCCCGACCATGTACTGGCCGAACGTCCCCATCCCCTGGTACGGCGGCGCGAGGCTCGGGACCATGTCGTCGAAGTAGTCGATGACGTCTTGCGGGACGATCAGGATCTCATGGTGCTCACCGGCACCAACAAGGCGCGAGTATTGGAGCTCTGAGAAGCCTGGCTCGTTGTAGTAGCCCGTGAACGTCGGCGTGTCCCCGGCGAGCGCGGCGACTGTGGAACTGTCGACGCCGCCGGACAACACGACGCCGACAGGCTCGTTGGTGTCGAGTGATGTTTCGACTGCTTCCCGGATGAGGCCGAGTAGGTGCTTAGGGTCCGCCATTCCTAGCCTTTCAGTGTGAGATGGGTGTACGTGTCGGTGACGCCGCGTTCGCGGTACCAGTCGACGGCCGCCTTCACGCCGACGTCGAGCCCTGTCTCTGGTTTCCAGCCGAAGAAGAGTTCTGTGACGAACCCTTCGAGTTCCATCTGTTTGACGTCGTCTTCGGGGGCGGCCACGATTTCGGGGGGTGGCCCCGTCGAGAATCCGCCGGCTACGACGACGGCCCTGTACAGGTCTTCGATCAGGTACGGGGCGCCGGTGCAGACGTCGAACTTGCCTTCGGCGCCGGTGTAGATCGCGGCCGTTACGAGGTCGACGAGGTCGCCGATGTACACCATTTCGCGGCGCGTGTCGACGACAGTGCATGGGTCGCCGTTGGTGAGCCGTTTGTAGAACGTCGGGATCGGGCCGCTGAGATTCCTGGGGCCGTAGATGTTGGCGAGCCGGAAGATCAACGCCGAGACGCCGCTAAGCGCGATGTACTGCTCCCCGGCGATCTTGCTGATCGCGTACGACGAGATGGGGGGTAACGCGGTCTGGAAGTAGATGAGCCGCGCCCCGTGATGCTTCGCGACGTTGATCGCGTTGATGGTCCCCGCGATGTTGGTGTCGGTGTCGCGGTGCCACAGGTTCGGGTCCGAGTAGGACGCGGCGCAGTGGATGACGAGTTCTGGTTCGAGCTCGTTCGCGATTGTGTAGAACGAGCGACGGTCTGTGATGTCGGCTTCGGCGAGCGCGTCGCCTGGCTGGACGTTGTCGCGGCGGCCTGTCAGGTAGTTGTCGACGCCCCAGACTGTGTGGCCGTGCGCGAGGAGCCTGTCGGTTAGGTGCGAGCCGATGAACCCGGCCGCGCCGGTGACTAGTACACGCATGAGAATCCCGCCCTTCGGTTGGTTAGGCTGCTACGGCCCAGCGGTTACGTGAATCGCCCGCCGCGTTTATGCGGTAGGTCCAGACGACTTCGGGGCAGCAGACGAACCGTGCCCCATGCGCCAACAGCCGGCGCCAGAGGTCGAGGTCTTCCATGACGTCGAGGTCTTCCCGGAACCCGCCGACCTCCAGAAACATGGCCCGCCGTACGAGGCAGGTGACGGGGATGAAGCCTTTGGCGCGCAATAGCGCGTCGGGCCGGTAGAGCCGGTTGGGTGTCCAGGTGTTGTTGCCGGTGACGCGGCACCACGGGTACACCACATCCGCCCGGTCGGCGTAGCGGAGGATGGTTTCTACGGCGTCAGCGTCGAGGAGGTCGTCGTCGTCGAGAAACAGCACCCACTCGGCGCGGGTTTTACGCGCGAGTCGGTTGCGTATGTGTGCGGGGCCGCTTCTTCGGTCGTCGGTGGCGACCAGGTGCCGCACTGGAACCGTTTGCTCCCGGACGGACTGTGTGCATTCCGCTAACAGGTCTTCCCGGCCTTGGACGGTCGGGGTGATGATGGACACGCTCATAGAAGTCCGCCCATTCCTTTTTGTGCCTGTCGAGGCTGTACTCGCGTGCTTTCGCGCGTGCGGCTTCGCCCATCCGTCGGCGGAGCTCGGGGTCGAGGAGCGCGTCGAGCGCCCGGACCCACTGGGCCGGTTTCGCTGCGAGGAACCCGTCGATACCGTCGTTGATGAACTCGCGGTACTGCTGCGTCGGGGTGGCGACGGGAACGATCCCGCACGCGCTGTACTCGAGGCCTTTCAGCCAGCTTTTGCATTCGTTGAAGCCGCCGGACGCTAACGGGACAAGCCCGATGTCCATGACAGCGGCAATGTCTGCGAGGTCGCCGTGGCGGAACTCGACGGCCTGCGTAGACACCCTTTGCGCGACAGGGATCCCGAGGAGATCATGGGCCGTGGGGTCGCCGGCGCAGACGAACTCGACGTGCGGGTTGCGTTCGAGCCAGGGGCCGATGACGCCGCGCAGCACTTGCAGGTCGCCGGTCCGCCATTTGGATGCGCCCATCCAGCCCACCCGTAGCCGCCGCCGGTTAGCCTCCCAGGGCGGGACGACGTTCTCCCACATCGGCCAGTGGAGGTAGTTCGGGATCACCGTGACGTCCGTCTGCAACCCCTCGTACATGTCCTTGAGCGCAGGCGTCGCGACCGTCAACGCGTCAGCCAACTTGAATGTTTCGTGTAGGTGGTCGCGGTTCCGGTCCGGATGCAACCTAGGATCGGTCCCCTCGAGAGCGGGGTTCCACGCCGGGATCCCGTGGTGGGCGTCGTCGCACTCCGCCACCACGGTGATCCCACGCTGCTTCCAATCCTTGATAAGCGGCGGCAGCACACTGTCAAGCTGCATCTGGACGACAACCACGTCCGGCTCCAACGCCGGGATCAGCCTGTCCACGCCCACGACCTGCACGAGCCGGTGGCCGTCACCATCCACGACATCCGTCTCAACGACCTGGCGGAAGTTGATGAGGAGCTGGTCGCCGTCCTCGTGCGCCGTAAACGGACACAAGAACGCGTCCCAACCCCTCGCCCGCAAATACTGGGCGGGGAACAGGCACCGGTACATGCCGGCCCCATCAACGTTCGCCGTCAAATAGACGATCCTCAAGAACCGTCACCCTCCGGCCAGTGGTACGCGACCTCATGGCAGAACCCGCGCTCATGCCACTGCGGCAACCCCTGAGAACCCAAAGCGTTCGCCGACAGCTTCGACAGCCACCGGTGACCGTCATCGCCCTGCCACTCCGCCACCAGCACCCAGCCCGTCAACACCCCAGCATCCGGAACCTCAGAATCCTCGTCCGACGACTCCGACCGCCACGGCGTCGACTCGCTAATCGCCCTGTGCAGAACCTCCCTGGTCGTCTCCTCGTCCGCCATCAGAAGCCTCCAAAAGTCGCTCAAGATCAGCCGTCTCATTCAAAGCCCGGCGCACCCACGCGTTCAACGACAAACCCGCAGCGTCAGCACGAACCCGCCACGCGGCCCACTCAAAAGACAAAGCCCTAATCGACCTAGTAATGCTCGCCACCCGCAACACCCCCACCCAAAACCGGGGAACCCTTGCCATTTCCAGCAAAAAAATGAGACGGCTGGATAGCCCTACCTGTGGGAGACGGGGTTTAACATCCCCAGCCTAACCCGCCCGCCGGCGCATGGAACACAGGAAACAGGCATCCGCATTAGGCTTTGTTAAGCCAAGTAGTAGCCTGGTATGCGTTACAACTAGGTATTAGAGCTGCTTGTGACACCAAAAGAGCCCGGTTTACAGTGTAAGACGCCGCTACAGCGGGCTGGTGCGACCACGGCCTGGCTTGGTTTGCTTGCGTGTCGGCTGGTGGTTGGTGGCCCAGGTCAGCAAGCAGCCGGCGCTACAGAGCTCGAGCGTGTCGGTAGGCGTATCCAGTACGTACCACTTGGCTTGTCTCAGCTGGTCTAGCTGCTCATCGTCCGGGTGCGTCGACAGCGTCAGGCTTGTCTCGCAGGAGTCGCAGGTTACGAACGCCTTACGAGCCATGCCAGCGCTCCTAGAGTTGTGAGGGTGTACGGTTGCGCACCCTTCGGGATGCGCCTAGAGCCGCTTTGTAAAGTCTGTGGCGGATCGCTTGACAGCGTGGCCGCAAGGGTGTAGACCTCCGCTCGTCTAGTTCCCGATTGGCAAGGAGGCTACGAGATGGACGCAGAGACAGACACCACGTACAACGGTTGGAGCAACTATCCGACCTGGGCCGTAAACCTTTGGCTCTCCAATGATCGCGGCCTCTATGAGGCCACCGCAGAACTCGTCGAGATCACCGCTCGGGCTGGCGCGCATCACGACAACATCGGCTCGGGCATCTGGACGGAGGAGCAGGCGATCCTTTTCACGGTCGAGGACGCGCTCAAAGCGTGGGTCTCGGATGATCTGGTGCCCGCCGAGTACGACAAGGCCACGATGCTGGCTGACCTGATCGGTTACGCGCTAGGCGAAGTCAACTGGTCAGAGATCGCGACAGCGTGGCTCGAGACCGTAAACGATTCCGTGGTGACGCCGGGGAACTAGACAACCTCGACCTCTGTCCACGGAACGAGAGCGCCTCCAGCAATGGGGGCGTTCCTCGTTTGCGCGTCCGGCGGGGCGCGCGCTAGAACGTCAAGGGGGTGCGGAGAGCGCACTACTCCCTGAGTCGCGCCTGATGGTCGCAGACCCATCGGACGGCACGCCCTACCGGTCGCGGCGAGCGCCAAACATCACGCCGCGCGGAGCATCTCCTGGGGTAAGTACGGCTCGCCTTTGAACAACGCTTCGATCCTGTCCAGCGCCGACTCGACCAGCGGCGTCCGCACCCACCGAGGCCACGACGCGAGAACCACGTCCCATTCGTTCGCTGCGCGGTCGCTGTCCGGGAGTTTGGCGTAGCTCAGGACCTCCGAGTGTGTGGGCACGTCCTTGAACGTCACCGCCTCGTCCTTGCCGCGCTTCCCGATGAGCCTGCGCCGGCTGATCTGCGGATCAACGTACCGGGCCAACAGCTGCCGCGCCTGCTTAGGGCGCTCACCCGACAGGACGTGCAAACAGCGCTCGAGCTCGCGGAACGACTCGTTCCAGCAGGCAGGCATGAGCGGCGCCGCGCCGTCCCCTGTCCCCGTCGACCGCTCAAGGGTGCATTCAGCGTCTCGGTACCGTCTCAACAGTTCGATGATCGTGTCACGCTTCGTCACGTCGTTTCCTCCTCAATCACGGCCGCCAGAATCGGATCCGCCTCAGTTAGCGCCGCTGACGCAGCGCCTAGAACGTCTATGTCATGCATGACCCGGTAGTGATCCTCAAGGCTGGTTGTTGGCGGTAGGTGCAGCGCGCCGCAGCCGTGGACACACACCGGGAGCGTCACCGGGGCGAAATCCTCGGCGGCCAGGTGGGCGCGGAGCGCCTGGAACCGCGCGTTGGCGCGTTCAAGGTCGGATTGGATCTCCCCGACGAGCTTCACGATCGGATGCACCGTCAAGGCTTGCCTTCCCACTCGTACGGGGCGGGTTCTTGGCATGTGACGCAGAAGTGTTTCCACGTCCAGGCCGCGTGCTCACCGTTTGCGCCGCCCGGAAAGTTGTGACCGTGGCGAGCGCAAGAGCGCGCTCTCAGCCACCACTCAATCCGTTGAAGCCAGCGCCATTTTTGCGCGTACGGGTAGGTGCCGTACCAGCCGCTCCCGCGCCGCCAATCCCTGAGCGCGTGCTTGAACTCGTACCAGCTCACGATGCGACTCGCAGGACGGTGGGACAGTCAGCGACGTGGAGGTTCCCGCCTATCCCGCATTCTTGACAAACCCGGCCGCTTTTCCGCGTACGCGGTTCAAGCTCGGATTCGTATTCACCTTCAACTTCACCTTCAACTTCACTAGCCGGATCGCCGCCACGTTTTAGCGGCTCCGTAGCGTTAGAATCGTCGGGTTTGCTGGGGTTTCGTTCACTATCCTGCTGGTTCTTCCACTGCTTGTTCCATTGTTTCCAGCCTGTTATTTCGACGTAGGTGATGCGTCCCGAGCGTCTCTTACGCGTCTGTTTGTTGCGTCCGCAAAACGTTGTGAACGCGTCAAACGTGAATGCGGTAGCTGTCGCCCCCAGCTTCGTCCACGCCTCAGCCTCGGACGTGTGCGTGAAGATCCCCTGCGCCGGTTCGCGCTTAGCGGCGGCTAACAGAAGGACCCAGGTGCAGAGTCCTTCCATGCCCCATTTGTCGTACAGACGCGTCCCGAACGGGGTGAAAGCGACCAAAACATCGACGGGGACGTAGCGCCTACGGCGCGCGTCAGGTGTGCTCATTGCAAGCTCCAATCGTGGACTGTGACTACCACGAATCTACCTGCAATACCGGACAGAAAAGCCGGGGCGACGGAGCGTGTACCGTCACAGTCCACGACGCCGCCCCAGCAGCTTGCGAGCCTACACACCGAGCCTGCCCGCGCGACCCAAAGGGCGCGCAACCTCAAGCCGCCACACCCATCGCGTCGGCTCGCCTGTCCCCCACCCACAAAGACGCAGGGACGAACGGGCGAATCTCACGCGGGATCGAGTTCATGCAGAAGTCCTCGCTGTCGACCAGGACAGGTTGGCCCGATTCGCGGCCTGCTTGGGTTGCGCGGTTCCCGCGCGGCAGGTAACGCCAACGGCGGGACAGGATCCGCTGGATCTCCTCGAGATCGGATGGACGCCAAAGGTAGATTTCGGCGCCTGCTTTCGCGAGGGCGTCGAGCCACGTCACCTGCTCCGGCCGCAGCTTCCCCTTCGCGGTCTTCAACTCCGCCCAGATCGCTCTTTCGCGTACGAGGATCAGGTCGGGTATTCCGGCGGCGAGTTTGTCGCCGACGAACACGCCAGGCCGCACCTGCCGGCGCGAATCGTGGTGGTGGCCGGGAAGCCAGCCGTACAGGGTCGCGAGCTCGATCACCTGCGCTTGGAACTCAGCTTCGGTCATAGCGCCCTTGGTCACGCTGACCACCGCCCGCACACGTCCCACCACTTCGCCCGGTACGTCTTGCGATCCGTGAACAGCCGCCCCCACATCAGACCGACGTGGAGAACGCGCCGGGTGCGTCCCTGGTGAACCTCGTAGCCCCACTGAGCGACGTGGAGCGCGACGTAGGGGCGGCGGCGGTTGAACCACGGCAGATGAATGGCGAACTCGAACGGGTGCAGTTCGTCCACGAACCACCACGACCGCCGGGGGGCATCGCCCTGCGCCGTAGCGCCCTTGGGGTGATCAGCAGTCATAGCCCCTCTTCTCACCGATCAACGCGAGAATGCCGCCACCGAGCGCGGCCACGATGAACAAAACGTCCGCGACCGGGACGGCAAACCAGATCGACCAATGCTCGGCACTCGCTAGAGCAATCCAAAGCACTGTCGGGACTATGCCGCCCACGATCATCGCCAGCGTGAGAAGCCAGTCGGGACGTTTCCGCTGCCACCAGGCGCCCTCTCGTGTGTCGCGGTCAGCCACGAGGACGGCCTCCACCGTTGTCGAGTTCTTCTATCCAGGCGACCGCGACGGCGGCGGTCTGTACGAGCTCCTCACGAAGCGCTGCCACGTCGCGTTGCAGCCAAGCTTGGCAGCACTCGCCGTACTCCTCACCGAGCACGGCCGCATAGGTGTGATCGTCCCGACGGTCGAGGCCAGGGATGCCTCCCCACTTCACGTCCTGGCGGTCACGCTCCGCGCTTACGGAGGCCAGGATCCGCTCACGAGCGCCCTTGGTCATTCGACGCTGTAGTCGGGAGTGCGGAAGTCGATGTCCGTGCCCTGCGGCCCGACGATCGTGCCGTCCCTGTGACGAGAACGAGAGCGCCCTTGGTCATGCGGCAGCATCCATGAGCGAAAGCCATTCCTCGTTTGCTCGCACAGCGCGATTGCCGATGCCGCCCTTAGCTCGACCGGCGCTGAGTTGAACAGCGGTCGAGCTAAGCGGCCGCCCCTCCGACACGAACACATCGGAATGGGTGGCTAGCCGCCGTCCAACTGGAACTGCATCGAGGACGTGGCCGTAGGCCGTAGTTCCGTCGTAGGGCGGGTCGATGTAGACGAGGCTTTCTGGCTCGATCATTGACTCGATGTGAACGACATCAGCGCAACGTCCCCACACTCCGCGCATGAGGGAAGCCGTCCGCTCCAAACGAGTTAGGAGCGTTCCCGGCATCGGCATCATCGGATTCACTGGAGAGCGACGGCTTGACGTAGCCGTAGGCTCCCAGTACGCCCGGAACGAAGTGTTCCGCCACTTGTTGTCCTCGATCCAGATGGCCTTGCCACCGAACGACGACGCTTGCAAGAGAACGAACACTTCAGCCGTGTCGATGCTCGCGGGCTGCTTAGACAGTTCCTCCATGAAGCCCCGGAAGTGCCTGAGATCGCTCGGCATCTGCTCGACGTAATCGGAGACGATTTTGGTAGAGAAGGTTCCGTCCCCGATGGCGTTCCAGAACAGACCCCACGGGCCAGCGTCCACCATCCGAATATCGCTCGGCGAATAGCCTCGGTTGACCATTTCAACAGAGACGGCTCCGCAGCCGCAGCACAGTTCCCAGAAAGGTTTGGTCGTGGACCGAGGCCGACTCGCAGCCAAGCAGAAAGCCCGAGGGGTCTTCGTCAAGCGCAGTCGCGATGCCCGACTCGACCCATTCGCGCACCGCTTCGAGCTTCTCAAGCGGTGTCACGGCCAACGAGGCGCTGTCCTCGGTGTTCACGACGCGATCTCCACATGATTGAGGGCCTGGTCGCCCCACGTGTCCCAGCCGAGCCGCTGGCGGCGCGCGAACATCTCCAGGCGCGGAGTCGGGCTCGTCTCCTCGACCATGTCAAGAAACGCTTCGGGTTTGCGGCTATGCGCCTTCCCCATCCTCGGCCAGGTCTGCCATGACGAGTCGAACCGCTTCAGGTTCCGAAGCGAGGCGAGCCGCGCGGCTAGGACATACTCGGTCGTCTGCGCCCACGCACCGCCAGGGCCGATCCCCATCGGAGCCTTGCACCAGACGAGCACTTGGCCGAATCTGAATCCCCATGTCTCGACTACATCGAAGGCGTCGCGCAAGTAGCGATTGGTCGTCCAGAGGTAGAGGTGGCATCCGGCGGGGTCGGCGAGGTTTCGGACGGGGAGAGCCGCGATCTCTGTCACGCTGAGCTGCTCGTACTTCAAGGGCGAGCGCCTGCCAGCCTCGAACTGGATGCCTCGACGGGCCGCGTGATGTGACACTTGCCCGTTTTCCGAACCGACCGGCCATCCTTCGGGGTAGGCCCACGGCGGATCGACAACAATCGTCCGGTAGACGGTGCTCATGCGATGGTCAGCGCGTAGATGAGCAGGCCGTAGATCGAGAGCATGACCAGACACCACACGCCGAAAAAGAAACCGTCCCAATCGCGGGAAGTCCTCTTGTCAGTGTCCAAGGCTCAGACCTCCCGGCGCGTAGTTGGCGTTGCTTGGATTGAACGAGCCGAACGCGATCAGCTCAACCTCCGGGCCACGCTTCCACGAAAACGGCCTGCCGCTGTGCGTGATGCCTGAAACGCGCTGCGAGTCGATGCGTAGCACGTCACCGAGGACGCCCTTACGTCGTGCGTAACCAACGCGAGCGCCCTTGGTCATGCGGCCACTTCCTCGGCCCGGCGGTAGACCGCCAAGATGGACGGAGCCTTGGGCGAGCCGATCGGCGTACCTTCCCAGCCGATGAAGCGCACCCGCCCCCGGACGAACTGCACATCAGCGAACGGCAGCACGAGGTCGTGGAACCAGCCCGTATCGACCGACGCGGGCAAGAGCATCACGACCGACTCGGCCTCGCCCGTCGACGTCGCCTGCCGCGCGCGATCGCACCACGGGCCGGGCTTCGAGTACGGCGGGTTGCAGAACACCCGCCCGGACGGTTGAGTCAGCCCGTCCTGCTCGATCGTGTAGAAGGCCGGAGCCTTCGCCGTGTGTTCCTGGGCGGCGGGGTCGAGGTCGAACGGGCCGAACCGCTGCTCAAGCTCGCGGATGAGCGACCACGGCGTAGCCCATTGGTCGGAGGTCCACCCGTCGGGCTTCTCGCGCGGGATGAGGGCCAACGTCGCGTCCTCCGGCTCGCGCTTCGGCCTGCGATGCCAGGTCGTCGTCACGCAGACCACCAGGCGCCCTTGTCAGTCGGCATCGAGCATCGCCTCCGCTTGCGCGACAGCAGCCTCGTTCTCGGCACACTCAGCGAGCCACGCCGCGATCTGTGACCGCTTCTGCTCGATCTCGCGCTCGGCCTTCTCGATCTCTTTCGTCAGGTGTTCGACGTTGCGCTTAGCGGTGTTGAGCGCGTCCTCTAGCCCGTTCCGCACCTGATAGGTCAATGCGCCCTTCTCAGTCGGCATCCTTGACCAACTCCTCTCGCATCTGCCAGCGCAGATCGGGCGCGTCCGGCTGCACGAGGACGGCACCACGAATCTCCGGGTGAACGCCGACGACGACCCCCTTTACTCCATCGGGGCAGACGACGCGATCTCCGACCTTCTCGGGAGTGATCGAGGCGCCCGACTTTTCGCCGCTGTCGCTAACGATCCGCCCTGCGGATTCGTCACTCATCGAGCGCCTCCATTCTGCGGCGTACGTCCATCACCGTTTTCGAATCCCTCCTTCTCCGCTAACACGGATGCATCGAACGTAGATTCCACTCCCCAGTCGAGATCAACCACGACACCCATGTTCCGCTGCCTGTCCCGCCGGCGCAGATAGATCAACGTCGTCGCCATATCCACGTGCCCCATCAGGTCCTTGAGCGCGAGGGTCTGGTCGGGCTTGTTGTCAATGAAATAGACCGCGAACGCGGCCCGCAAAGCGTGAACATGCGAGATCACCTTCGCGTCGGCGGCGACGTCTTTGACGACCTTGTAGATGATCCGGGCGTCCCGCTCCGCCTTACGCGGGGACGCCTTCGAAGGGATCAGGTAGTCGTCGGGGTCGCCCCACACGCCGCCGAGGGCTGCCTGCCGGATGATCTCCGCGAGTCTCGTTGCGACCGGCTTCCGGATCGGCTTCCCGCCCTTCTCCTGGAACGTGAGTGTGGGAGGGTCAGCGAAACCGTCGTAGGCGCTGATCCGGAGCTGCGAGACCGCGCCACGCCTACCCCCCGTATACGCGAGCACCCCCAGGCAGAGCAAGGGACGCCACCTGTCCTGCGGTGTCAGCTTCAACCCAACGTCGCGGCCTGCCACAGCCAGCATCCTTTGGACCTCCTCAGATGTGACGGTGACGATGTTGTCGTTCTCGAGCGGGTTCTTACGCCTGGGCGCGACGACCCGGACGGTCGGATCCGTCGGGATCATGTTCTCGTCATGCAACCAGCCGAAGAACGCCTTCACGATCCCGACCCTCTGCGAAACCGTGTCCCTATCCAACGGGACGGAGCTGCCGACGCGGACGGTGATCCGGTCCAGGAAACGGCGGACCATGTCGACCGTGACCTCGTCAACGTCATGGTGCGGGTACATGTCCGCGAGCCGGTCGAGGAAGGACCGGTAACGGATGATCGACCTCGGCTTCAAGCCTTGCCGGGCGAGCTCTCCGAGGTAGCGGTCTGTTGCGTAGGAGATAGTCATGGTGCGCAGTCTGTCGGCCCGGACGCCGTCTGTCATCTCGATAGCAGTCACGCAGCCGAAGCCTCGTTTTGGGATGCGGTGCTCGCTTCGCTGCGCTCCGCGTACATGCGCATCGCTACTGCGAGATCTACGTCTGTCTCGACGCGAAGCCGCGCCTCGGCGCCGTGACCCCCGAAGGGGCCGAGGAAGTCGCGCAACTCGTCTTGCAGCATCGAGAATCGGAGCGTCTTGGACTCGCCCGGCATCTCGAAATACAGGTCAATAAACGACCCGTTCTTGCAGGCGGTCAAAGTCCCGGAAACGCGCTGCCACGAAGCGCCACCGAAGGAACCTCCGAACCCGGTCACACCCCAAGTCGCCTTGCGCGTCCCGTAGGGCGCGCTCACGCTGGCTTCTCCCTGACCAACGGGGCCGGGAACGCACTCCCGCCGCAGGTGCAATCGTTCACGCGGCCCGTTTTGACGGCTTCGCACTTCGGGTGGTGAAAAGTTACGCGACCGATCACGCCGCCTCCTCGCGTTCCTGGTCGTACGGCCTGGACTGCGCGACAAGCCACGACCGCCGCCACGGATTCCGGTTGCGCCATTTCATGGCGCCCCACTTCGCTAGCTCGTAGCAGGCCACCCCAACACACACCGCCGCGACCGGGATGCCGACCCAGTTGGCGAAGATCGCCTCGAACGGGGTCACGCTTCGACCCAGTCCCAGTCGCGAACCCAGAGGATGCCGTCCCAGAGTTCAAGGACGCGCCCGTCACAACGGAACGCCACCATGCCAGAACGCGGCACGGTGAATGTAACGCTCAGGTTCGTAGTGTCCATCGCGTACATCGACGGCTCGCTCGACGGACCCACTGGCGACCGCTTCGGTCGCCTCCAAAATCTCCACTTCACGGCAGCATCCGCTCCGCGAGCTTCAACGCGCACCACACGGATAGGGAAGCCCCGGCGAGGAACGCTGTACCGACCACAAGGAACCGGGCGATCACGCGACGCCCTCGTGGAGTTTCTTGCGCGCGTCACGCCCGTACTCCGCGCGCACCGGTTTCGCGGCGACCATCCGGCACATGAAGCACTCGCCGCCACGCGTCGTCACCGGGGCACGCCGGTACAACACGAACTCGCCCTCCGCGCCGCACATCGGCGGCCACGAATACGGGATCCAGCCGTTACCGAGCCGGATCTTCTCCTCGAACGTCTGCGTCCGGAAGTCGCCGCGCTGCCGCGGCATCTGGCCCTTCATCCCGGACTTGTCGAACACGATCCGCCGCTCCCTTGCGGGCAGATGCGCCGGGCCAGCGCACCGGTCGCCCTCCACCGCGAGCAGGATCAGATCCTCGGTCACGAGACTTTCCGGTACTCGACGGGGTAGCTCATGCGGCAACCTTTCGGCTTCGATCGCGGATGCAAGTGCGGCACTCGCGGTGCCCGGTGGATGGCTTCCGGTACGTGTTCTCGGGCGTGTACTCGTGCCCGCGCGGACAATGCGTCTTCTCGCCGTTATGCGGCCCAGCCGTTTTTGACCGCGCTAGCTCGTTCTTGCATTCGCGACATGAGCGGTAACCGGCCAGAGTGATGTACGTGTTCTCTGCGGTGCGCGGGTGACCCCGCCGACACTCGGTGGCAAAGATGCGGCTCATGTTCTCCGCAGCCGTGACGGCCTCGAGGTGGGCGGGATTGACGCAAGCGCGGTTCCGACAAAGGTGATCTAGTTGCAGTCCCTCAGGGACGGCCCCGACCCAATGCTTGTAGGCCACCCTGTATGCCTTCGATGGCTGTCTTCCGGGTCGCCGCCGGCCATCGAGCATGAAGTGCCCGTACCCGCGCCCGTCGTGCGCTCCGCGCCAGAACCAACAAGTTGAGCCCGGTTCGTAGCCGACCTTCCCCATGAACCGCTCGAGCTGGGCAGCCGTCACGAGACTTTCTTCCAGTCGACAGGAAATCTAGACTCAAACCGGGCCTCACCCAAAGTCTCGACGCAGTACGCGTATTCGGCGTCGGTGAGGGAGCGCCGCAACGCGGCGCAGGCAGCCTTATCCCCCGCGCTCACCAGCGCGTGACAGTCGCGGCACAAGGGCGCGATACACGATTCGGTATCTGAACCGCCGATCGCACGGGGCACCAAGTGGTGAAGCTCGTTCGGCGGCGGGGCGTTGCATACGCGGCACGGGCCTTGCTTCGCGTCCGCGATAGCGGCCCAACGTTTCGGACTCGCGACCTTCCGCGTGTAACGACGTTCGGCGCGGGCGAGTTGCATTTCCTTCGTGTAAACCTTGGCCTCGTCGCTAGGCGGCATAACGCCTCTCCAGCGCGCGGCGCGTGTTTTCGCCGCGGGTTACAACGGCAAGGTGTGCGGGATTTTGGCAGGCACGATTGAAGCAGAGGTGGTCGATAGTGAGTCCGTCAGGAATCGGCCCTGTCCAAAACTCGTAGGCGTAGCGGTGCGCCCAAGTGTGTGTGCCGTCTACACGCAGCGCGCCATACCCGGACCCCTTCGTGGATCCAAGCCAAGGCCAGCACTCATCGAGTGGCCCCATTGCTACACGGCTGAAATACCGTGCCTGGTGGTCGCCGCTAAAGAATCCCGTCCTCGCAAAAAGTTCGGGGGGGCGTTCAATACCATGAGTTCGCAGGTACCAAGCGCAAGCCGGGCATCGACCAAGGGCTAGTCGCGAGGTTGGGAACTTTCGAGAGCACACGCCGCAAGGAACCGACACGTCTGTTCCCGGATTTCGGATGAAGGTGTTGCCACTACTAAGCGGCCGCAGCCGCTTCCGAAGACGGGTCGCTTCGCCGCTCATGGCTCGACCCACTCCATGACCCTGCCGTTCAACGTCGGCCCCTGCTCGCACTCGCAGTCCCACGGCGCGTACCGGCACACATCACAATCCGGGATGCTCACCTGCGTGGTCGTGCAGCCGTTCGCGTGGTACGCCTCGCCGTCCAACGGGTTCCCCGCGTAGGGTGGCCGGCCACACTCACGACAGACGCTCATGGACGCCACGGGTCGAAGTGGATGCCGAACTCGCGAGCGAATCCGTCAGCCCAAAGGAACGGGATGTCCTCCTCAGCGCCAGCAGCGGGACGGTTAAAGATGTCGCCTTCCGCGCCGCGCACGAGGCCGATCCCCGTCGTGATTGCCTGGCTCTCAGGCATCCCCGCGAGCGTGTTCCCCGAGAACAACGCCGCCCACAACGCACACCGCGTCTTATGGAGTCCAACCAAATCCCAGTTGACTTCGCCGTTCGGCTTCGCCGTCGACTGGACGGGTTGCACGACTGGCGGCGCGCTTTCGTCGATGACGAGCGACTTCAAGTTGTCGCCCTTCTCCGTCGTCTCATAGGTGATGTTCGCCCGCCTACCAACCGCGGCACCCGCCTGCTGGCCCAGCCCGCTATCGAACGTCGCGTACTTGCCGCCCTCCTGCGCGATCACCCGGTACATCGTCCACGGCTTACCAGTGGTGGCCGCGACGCCTTCTTTGCGTTCGATCGACGCCACAGTGATCGTCGCCGAGTTCATGCGCTCTCCTTCGCGTCGATTTGGAACACGTTGTCGCCGTCGAACGGCCACGGCTCCGAAACCACGTGGCCTCTCGCAGCCTGCTCAGCCGCCCACTTCTCGCAAGCCGCCACACTCGTCCCGACATATCGGACCGTCGTCAGCCCATACGTCGCCGTCACCGCGAAATGGCTGGGGAACCTCTCGGCGTGCTGTCGCCATGACGCTCCTTTTTTGGGTGCTTCCTCACGGGCGACCGCTCTGCGGTCGTCTCCAAGATCCAGTTGAAACGGTTGTTCTGCGGGGCGTCCCGGTGTTTCACGCACGACAGCTACGTTCGGAGCCGCAGAGTCGCCGGGACGCCCCACGCCTGGGGGAGCCGCAAACCTGAGTGTGGGTTCTGTTTGGGGTTGCGCCGCTTCCGCGGCGCGGGCCAACTGCTCGACACGGCGCAACGTCTCGCGCTGCCACCGGCCGCTCACGCCACGTTCTTCTAGGCGCTCTACCTCTTGCCGCCAGAAATCTGCGTGGAGCGCGACCATTAGCCTGCGAGCTCGGCTTTGAGGTACTGCCGGAGCAGCCGGCCGTCGTGGCAGTGCTCCCTGACGGTGATCGCGTGCGCTTCGATCAGCTCTGCGGGTGCGCCGTCCACGATCAGCCGCGTCAAATGTTCCGCCGCTGCCTCCAACGCGAGCGCGTTCTCCCGGATCGCGGACTGCAACAGATCCGTGTCGCTGTCGAGGAGGCGCAGGGAGGTCACGCGAGCGGATCCCCGTGGATGTCGCACTCGCACACCACAGTCAGGGCGGGCGCTTTCACCTTGTCGTCGATCACGACGACGTCCGCGAGTTTTGCTTTCACCTGGACGTACCGTGTCGCATCCGGGTTGTAGGAACGCGAGAGCACAGGGGCGGCGCAGGCGTGGAGGCCGTTCCCGCAAGCCTTGGTCGGCTTCCAGTCGTCGGCTTTCACCTTCGCACCAACGGTGTAAGCGATCTCGCGCTGGCGTGCTTGAGGTGTCGAGTAGTCGTCGTCCACCGCCTTGTAAAGCAGAACGTTCCCGCGCGATACTTTCGCGCCGTAGTAGTCGGCCCACTCGGCGGGCGTCATCTTCGACACGTCGGGAACCTCGATCACCACGCCGCCGTTGATCCGGCCTCGATGCGACGATCGCTTATGAATCGCTACGAACTTTGACGCTACGACGTGGGCAGACTCCCACGCTTCGACGTGGGCAGACTCCCACGCTTCGACGTGGGCAGACTCCCACGCTTCGACGTGGGCAGACTCCCACGCTTCGACGTGGGCAGACTCCCACGCTTCGACGTGGGCAGACCCCCACGCTACGACGTGGGCAGACCCCCACGCTACGACGTGGGCAGACTCCCACGCTTCGACGTGGGCAGACTCCCGCGCTACGACGTGGGCAGACCCCCGCGCTTCGACGTGGGCAGACCCCCGCGCTTCGACGTGGGCAGACTCCCACGCTTCGACGTGGGCAGACTCCCACGCTTCGACGTGGGCAGACTCCCGCGCTACGACGTGGGCAGACCCCCGGACGATGAGGCGGTTGTATGGTGTCCCGCCGACGCAGGCGATGTAGTCGCCGGGTGAAAGCTTCTTTTTGAGGGCCTCGTCGAGCTGCGCTTGGGTGGTGACTTCGATGGCGCTCACGTGGCGCTCCTTTCGCGCGTCTCACCGGAGGTGAGCGCGCTACCGAATGCGGCCACTGCGCTCATGCGGCCTCGAATAGGGCGGGCTGCAACGGGTGAACGAGCGGCCCGCCGTCCAGTTCCGGCTCGGTGAACGCTGGTGCGTCTGCGTGAGGCTGGTTAGACAGGCCGCTCGACGCTTCTTCCGCGACATCGCCCAGGAAGGAGGAGGCGTCCGAACTTGAAGCGTCCAACGAGACGAGCTGGTATGTGTCCACGCCGTCGCGGCGGCGGTGCTGCACGTCGTAGCCGCGCGCCCTAAGCTCGGAGGCGGCGTTGTTGGTGAGCATGAACCCGTACGCGTGGAACACGTCGCCGCGGCTGTGCTCGCGGCCGTCTTGGAGGACGACTAGGAGCTTGTCGGCGCGGTTCATCGTAAAATTCTCCGACGCGCCCGACGTGAACACGCGTCTATGTCGCAGCAGTACCGCAGATGGGTGTGCGCGCTCCGGATCATCTGATCCAGGCGCAGCTTCTTCTCACAGCGCGCGCACGGGTAACGGCGCGTCCCGGTAGGGCGCGCAACCAAAGCGCTCACGACTCGAACCAGCCGAGGAGGAGGAAGCAGAGGCCAAAGCTGGCTGCGAGCTCGAGGATCCAGACGAGAGCGGTCACGCGGCCTTCTCCAGGTGCTGCCGGAGAGCTATCCGGATCTCCCCCGAGAGTGTCCGCTCGTTCTTCCGGGCGAGCTTCTCGAGCTGCCGGCGGGTGGGGAGGTCGAGCCGGAGGCTTACAAACTCCGCGTTTCCGCCTGTGCCACTTGACTTATCCACAACTGCACACATATTCTCTGTGTGTGATTGAAGCACACAGAGCGGACACAGTCAAGGAAGGTTTCAAAAGCAGGTATTTGGGAGGGGTCCGGACGCACAAAAACGGCTCCCAGCCGAAGCCAGGAGCCGGACTCGAAACCTAGGTTGTTGAGGCCGCAACGTTCCGGTAGAGCGTGCCAGCCCGGTCCCGGTACTCCAAACGCCCATCCACCCGGACGATCACCCGGTGCGCAGGCTTCCAGAACCCTGTCTGCCACGCCCACCGTGTCTCCCGGCACTGGCGGCACGACTCCACCCAGTCGAGCCTCACCCTGGCCGTGTGCGGGTGGAAGCACGCCATGCTGCTACTCATTCGGTCTTGTCGTGGTCGATGCCTTTCTGCCAGAGCAGCGACAGCCAGACGAGGCAGGCGAATATGAGGAGCACGCACACGCAGAGGACGACGGCCCCTGGCACCGGCACGAGCACGAGCTGGGAGCCGCCCGTCTGGGGCGGCGGACGGAGAAGCGGAGCCATGTCACTTCCAGACCCGTGGCGCGGCGAGGAGGCCGAGCTCGAGGAGCCGGCCGCGCAACGCTTCCTGTAGCAGCACGTCAGACGTGACGCGCCGGCGGGCGAGCGCGATCCCGTCAGAGGTGAGCTTGTTCGCGGCTTCCCACATCGGCTGGCTCATCGTGTACTTCTCCCCCTCCAAGCCGTACATGGCCGCCAGGTTCTCCAGTGACGCGGAGAGGCCGTTCCGTTTCGGGTAGTCGCGGAGCGTGTCGCACGTCAGCAGCGGCCCCGGGAGCGGCATCGACCGGCGTAGCAGCCCCGACTTGAAGATCGGGAGGTCGTGGCGGCGGATGTTGTGACCGACCACCAGGCCGGCCTCCTGGAGGACCCCGGAGAACCGTTCGTACGCGGCCCTGTCCTTCACCTTCCGCCCGTCACTGTCGAAGCTGCCGTCTGCCCGGAGTAGGAGGGTGTGGACGTCGGGTTCGTCTGTCCATTTCCAGCCGAACGCGGTGATCTCTGACGTTGTCTGCCCGTCGTACCAGTAAGCCGAGGGCCTATTCTCAAGGTCGAAAACTAGGACTCGGCGTTGCTCTACTTCACGCAGCCTCATCGTCGACCCTGACGACAACCACATCGTCGAGCACGTCCGAAACGAACTTCGTCTCGTACTTCTCCTCCAACTCGAGGAGCCTGCCGGTGCTGATCGCTTCCGCGTACCGCTCCCACGCGGACGACAGGAGCCGGTTCAACGCGTCCTCGCGCCAGTCAGCGATCTGCGTATCCAACTCGCGTGTCAAGCGGCGCCGGATCTTGTTCCAGCGCAGGTCTACTTCGTCCTTGCCTCTGTAGCGTGCCAGTGTCCTCAGCCCCTTCTGGTCACGGCCAGGAGTTCAGCCATTTTCGGATTCGCTGGGGCGTGTTTCGCCCTGCGTACGTCGCCGTAGAAGCGACGCTCGTTCCGGCGGTTCCGGACGCTCGCGCGTCCCCGATAGAGCGGGTCGGTCGCGTATTTATCGCGCTGGTAGGCGATGCCCTTGACGGAGCATTTCCAGAAGCCACCCGCCGTATACCGCGGGTCCTTGTTCCAGCGTTGCGGTACGTCGTGGCAGCCGCAGACGGGGTTAGCCGCCAACGATCTTCACAACCACCTGCTCCACCCCATACGACGCCCCAGCAGCGAGCAGAACGCGGCCGATAAGGAACGCTGCCAGCGAACGCTCCTGCTGGACAGCGGTCGGGGACGTGACAGCGGCGGCGAGGCCGTGCCACACCTTCCCCAGAAGCGACGGCCCTTTCGGCGCGGCCGGGGGTGCGGGCGGTGCGGGAACTACCGGCGCGGGGGCCGGGACAGGCTCAGGTGTAGCCAACGTGTCTCCTTCTGTTAGGCGGCGTTTACTAGCTGGCCGCGCTGTTTACGCCACAAGTCGTAACCATCACGGATCGCCACGATCGCGTCCTGGCCGACAAGCTCCATGTACTTCGTCGCGGTACGCGGCCCGTAATCGACGAGCTCCGGGTAGATACGTTCCGCTGCCGCCAGAAACGACGACGGCGGATCCGCCATGCTGTCGCACAACAACGCAACCAAACCGGGCTGGTAGACGGGGTCGACTTCTTCTTCGTCGTCGCCGACGAACAGTTCACGCAGCGACGAGAACGCGGCCGGGACAGTCACGGCAGGAAGGTGAGGAACCTGATCGGCTGCCGGTTATCCTGCGACACGTACACGTAGTCGGGTGCGGCCTCGTCACCATCCGATACCGTCAACGGGTCGAAGCCGCCCTTCACGATGACCGCGGTATGAACACCGGTTCCTGGCCCGTACACGACGATGTCGCCCGGCCGTAGGAACTGCCGGTTCACCGGCTTCCCGTAGTCGAGGAGCGTCCCGGTGTAACCCAGCGTCTTGTACTCCCGGCCGTTCGGGTCCGGCAGCCCCGACCACTTGTAGCAGGCCGTCACGAAACCGGAGCAGTCGGTGAACAACGGGAGCGCGCCCGGCCGCCGTTGCAGGAACGCGGAGCGGCCGGCGCCTTCGGTGTAGTGGATCTGCTGCTTGTTCCGGACACCCCACCGCGCCCACGCCACAACACGATCCCTCGGCTTCGCACGGATCACGAACGCGACCACGCGCACATGGCCGAACCTTCTCCGCAGCCCAGGCAGGATCGCTTTGACGCGAGCGGCGGTGGCTTTGCGCACGATGAGGCGCCCTTTCGGGCCGAAGATCCGGTAACGCAACACGCCTCCCTAGAAAAGGTGCGGGAACGAGGAATGGAAGGACGCGACCACGATCAAGCCGCCGCCGACCCACCCGACTTTCCCGCGCTGCCGCTCCCACCACGTACGGTCGGCTTCTTCTTTCTCAGCCAGCGTCAACGCGACCTGCTTCGCGGTCTGCTGCTGCGCCTCAAAGTTCGTGGACGCCTCCTCCAGCTTCTCTACCCGCCCCGAGAGATGGTCGACGTCGTGTTTGTCGGCTTTCTGCCCGATCGTGATGATGACGCCGTCGAGTTTCCCCTCGATTTTCGCGAGGAGCTCTTTCACGGTGTACGTGACGCCGCTGCTGGCCGAGTCGACAGCCATACGCTAGTGGGCGAAGAAGACTGCGTAGACGAGGACGGCCGCTATCGCGGCGAGGCCGTAGCCGAGCCATTCTGGCATCTGTGTTCTCCTTTAGGTGAGGGTTACGCGTTTGATGGTGGTGCTGTCGTGCTGCACACAGATCTGCGCCGTGTCGCTGCGATACCAGATCGCGCCCACCTTCGCGCCCGACGGGTCCGCCGTGAACACGCTGATGAGTGTCGCGGCGACGGCGAGTTTCCCCGCCGAATCCAACGCGACGCCGCCACCGGGGCCGGGGGTGGACGACACAGTCGGTGCGCCGCCGAGTGTCGCTACGGCTGTCGGCGGCGGCGGCGCGCCCGGCGGGATACCGAACGCCTGCTCGAACCCTCCCGCCACCGGCGTCGTCTGCGCGTCCGGGATCCGCGCCACTCCTTAGACTTCCCTCAAAACGATTTTCGCGACATACCCGCCGGGTGATTGCGGGTTGTCCCAGCCTTCCGCGACCTCGTAGATCTCGCAGCTCGCCGGGACACACAACGCCGTAAACGACGTAGTCGTCGTTGTCCCATTCACGCTGGTTTGGGTGTTGATGAAACGGTCGGACACCTGGAACGGCGTCGTGGTCGTGACCGCGGCCTCGAGGTTGTCGGCCTGCTGGTGCCCCGCCAGCGGGTGGAACGTGCCGTCGGCGAGCCTTACGGTGTCGTCGCGTAACCCGATACCTGACAGGTCGAGCGTGTACTCACGCAGCTTGTACGTCGGAAGCACCGGCGCCGCCCGAACCGTGCAACTCTTAAGCGTCGGACCTGCTGTCGATGTGCCTTTGTTCAGCGTGATTTTCACCGAGACGGCGTGCCCGGTCCCGATCGACGTTCCGTCACCCGGATACTCCGTACCCGACACCGCCCCCGTCTTGAGCGTTGTGAACGCGCCGGTGAGCGAGTCGATCTGGTAGGCGACATCCACTGAGCCACCGTCGCCGTCGGTTGCGGGATCCCACTCGACCTTGACCCCGCGGAACAGCTTCGTCAGCGACGACTCGAAATCTATGAGCGACGAGATCACGTACCCTGACGTCTGATAGGAGACGTTGCCTGACCGGTACGCCGTCGTCGCGTTGCGGGTGTGGAGGAGCGCGTATCCGGTCGCGGCGAGCCGGGTGTCGGTGCCGCCGGCGGTGTAGGAGCCGATCGTGGAGACGCCGCCGAGGGCGGGGTTGTAGGCGAGGAGGGTCGCCATCGTGTCGTCGGTGAACACGAGCCTGCCACCTGACGCGACGATGGCGGGGTGGGGGCCACCGAATGTGTCCGATGACGCTGTCGCGTTGTAGTCGTTGGCTTGCCATAGCAGCCCGACTTGGGAGCCGTCGAAGAAGTGGATTGCGGGACGGTTGTACTGCGACGACGTGGTGGCGGCCCGGAAGAACGCCCCGGAGACGTAGGCGACGCCGTAGAGGACTTCGAGGTCGGAGCCGATGTAGTTCGGCGGGAAAATATGGAGGAGGCTGACACCGGTCCCGTCGTAGATCCAGAGCTCGCACGCGATCTGCCCGTAGTTCAACAGGATGAGCAGCTTCCCGCCGAACGCTTCCAGGACCGCGGTATTTGGGGCGCCGGTGTTGGCTGTGCCTGACGCGCCTTTCCAGGTGTTCAGCGACGTCGCTGTCCCAGCGGTGTCATACCGGACGAGGTCCCCGGACGCGGCCCGGTATCCGAACAGGGTGTTGTTGAGGAAGCAAAGGCTGTCTGCCGCCGACGCCGCGAATGTGGAGTAGGAGGACCCGTTCCATTTCCGGACGCCCACCGTGCCGCCGCTGGTGGTGGACAGGTAGTTCGCGCCGCCGTCGCTCACCAAGCCGAACTTGGATGGTGCTGCGCCGAGGCCGTGGGCGCCGTTGTCGGTGATCGTTCCCGCGCTGTCGATCGTGTAAAGGCTCGTCGCTGACGCCGCTATGAGTTTCTGGCCGTTGGTGTCGCGGGAGCACGCGCTGACGGCGGCGGCGAAGCCTACGGAGGGGAACGCTTGCGCGAGCCTG